GTCCCTCTTTGCCCGCTGATCTTGCGTCACCACCCCTCCCCCCTACCCACCGTGACCTGCGCCCATCCGGGCCAACGTCACGCAGAGTAAGGTGCAACGGAGAGTGACTCAGTCGCGAGCACCGCGGTTACAGGTTGAATGCTCTAGATGATCAGCACGCGATGTGCGGTCGAGACGTAGAGGTGCGTCGGACGGGTGACCTGCGTCGAGGTCTTGCGTGGGCCACATGGGCTGGCCACAGCGTGGGCATGCAGCGCCAGGCACGAGGTCGGCCAGTAGCCGATCACGGGTGGTCACGTGGCCGGCGTCGTAGCCGCGCTCGTGCCGATTGCCGCGGACGCGCTCTCGCGCACTGGCGCAGGCTGGGCAGCGAGAGTCGGACCGGTCAGTGAGCTGGCCGCACGGCTGTCCGGGTAGCCCGAGGCAGGGGCGCAGGGGCATGCTCACCTGCCCTGGATAGCAGAACGCCCACCTCAGCATGTGCTGGGTGGGCTTGGCCTAAGACAGGCGATGATCGCATAAGCTAGCTCTGACCAGCTCAAGATGCAAGTACCTCGACCTGGCGTGTCCTGCGCTTGAGCCTGGCCCGCACCTCGAGGACGTCGCCGACGCGATACCTGGGCCGGCCATATGCGTCCTGTCCGTGCGCCACGATCAGCCCATCGGCAACGTACGCGGCGATGGTCGAGTAGCCGACCTTGGCATCGCCGAAGCCGCGCAGCACCCCGGCGATCTCGACCGGCCGCAGGAGCACACCCTCCAACGAGTCGAGCAGCCAGGCCCGGGACGTGGCCACATCGTGCACGGCGCCACACGACGGGCACCTGCCGGTCACCGCGTCCGGCTTGGCCAGCACATCCGTCCAGCACATCTCGCCCGTGTCCGGGTTCTTCGTCTGGCAAGGACCGAGGTACACCCGATCCGGCGGTTGGTCGATCAGGTGCAGCACGGACCCGACCAGCGGGCGCAGTGCCGCGTGGAACTCCGGCCAGGACTGCCGGTAGCGCGCCCAGCCGACCGCCGACCCCAGGTACCGCGCCACCGCGGAACCGGTGCTGCCCGCGATCTCCCTGCCGCTCTCCGCATACACCGCTCGCGCCCAGGTAACCAGCTCACCCTGGATCGCCCGGCCTCGGTCCGCCGTCGGATCGCGGTACGGCAGCGGCACCACCGCCCCGGTAGGCCGGGCGCCGCCGGAGCCGATGCGGTCCTGCTTGGCGATGGTCGTCTGCAGCTCCGGCAGGACTGCGGCCAGCTGGTCGAGACGCTGCGCCAGGTCGGCGCCGCAATGGGGGCAACCAAAGGCCGTGTCCGGAACCGGCCGCGAACAGGTCGTACAACGGTTCTGCATGGTCACCTCGATGATTCGGAGCGGATCAGGGGCGGGTGCGTAGGCAGTCGAATTGGCGTTCGGCGACGCTCATGCACGCTCCTTGACGTGCCATTTGCGGACGCCGTCCAGCGGGATGCTCGCGACGTGGTCGTAGGGGCCGTAGGCGCTGTTGCCCATGTAGAGCGACAGCACGCCGTCGCGGACCCCGATGGCTTCGTGGCGTAGGGCGTATCCGCCGACGTCGTAGGTCGCGGTGCGGCCGTCGATCCATTCGACTTCGACGCTGGCCCAGAACGTGCTCATGAGTCGCATCCACACGCGCCGTTGGACGCAGGGAGCTGGAAGCACCGCGTGCATGCGATCGCTGCGGGCCGGTCGCGGTGCGGAGCGCCGGTCACCGCGCGCTCGCATTGGTCGTCGGCGTGCACCCAGCTGCTTTGTCCGTCGGACCGAGCATCCTCACCCGGGCAAATCGGCTCGTCGCAGCCGGAGCAGTCTGTCAGGTACTGGGCAGTGAAGACCGGGCCAAGCCGGTCGTGTTCGTTGTACAGGTCGTTCACGGTGACTCTCCGTCCTTGGTGTCTGATCAGGCCGAGTCGCGCCAGGCGAACGCGGGTTCGCTGGCTTCGGCGACGATCGGAATCCCGTACAACTCCCGGCTCATGCAGCGCACCAGCGTCTCGGTGGCCTCGGCGGCGTCCTGCTCCGGCACCATCGCCACGATCTCGTCATGGACGGGCAGGACCACACCGCCGCCCCACCGGGTCTTGTCCCAGTCGAGCAGTCCGTCCACGAGCAGCTCACGGGCGGTGCCCTGGATGCAAAAATTCGGTGATTTGTGGGGGTACTGCCGGTCCAGGTGGATGATCCGGCCGGCGTAGGTGGGCATCTGAGTTGCGCCACCGCGTACGGCCCGTTTCACCTCATCGGCCCAACCCACGTAGCTGGGTGCGACCTGCTGCAGCGACTCGATGATCGAAACCATGACCTGTTCGGGCACGCCGACCTGGCGGGCGAGGGACGCCGCGCCGCCGCCGTAGGCCCAGCCGAACACGCCCCGCTTGGCGGTGTAGCGGTGCGACTTGGTCCAATCCGGGCCGAAGGCCTTGCCGGCCACGATCGCGTGCAAGTCGTACCGGCTCTGCCATTCGCGCTTGGTCATCTGGCCCGACTCCACAAGCGCCTCGGCCTGCGTGCCCTCCATCAGCATGCGGATCAGGTCCGGGTCCTGACTCAGTGCGGCCATCACCCGGATCTCCACGCCGGAGAAGTCGGCGCTGATCAGTACATGGCCGGGGTCGGCGGTGATGCACGCGCGGACGCCGCCTTGGCGCGGGAGCTGCTGCAGGTTGGGCCGGACACAGGACATACGGCCCGTGTCGGTTCCGAGCGTGTAGACGGTGGGTCGGGCCCGGCCGTCGCCGCTCTCGCACAGCACCCTGTAGGGCTCCAGGAACGTGGTCAGCACCGTCTCGTGGTGCCGGTACTCCAGGACAGCTGAAATCAGCCCACCGGCGGGCTCAGGAGTGTCACGGAGGCCCTCGAGCACACCGGCCGCCACGCTGGCCTGGCCGTCCGGGTGCCGTGTGCTCGGCGTGGTGCGGGGCAGCGTCACCCCGAGCTCCGAGAGCCGGTCGGCGAGCTGCCGGTCGCTGCCGGGGTTCTCCACGCCGAACTGCCGGACCCTCTCGGCCGCGGCGAGCATGGCCGGGGTGTGCTCGTCCTGCAAGCGGCGCACCTGGTCGTGGTCGACTCGCACGCCGCGGTGAGTCACTCGCGCGGTGATCCGCTGGACGGCACGCTCGCGGCTGACCACCTCGGCCGGCGGCTGCGGTAGCCGGGTGGCCAGCGCCGCGGTGTCGAGCACGTCACTTGCCGCGTAACGGATCATCGTGCTGCAGCTCGAGTCGACTTGCGCCCAGCCGGACCGCTCGAGCGGCGTGACGGCCTTGGTGTCGGTCAGCCAGCCGTTGACCTTGAACAGCGTGGCCCGCGCCTTGTCCGCCTCAGGTGCCGTTGCCGAGCCGTTCAGGACCGTCCCGGCGAGCTGCTTGAGGCCGGGATCCGAGCCTGTGCTCTGCGGGTCCGCCAGTTTGGCCGGGATCACCGTGTCATGCATCCGCTCCCATGCGGACTCATCAGTCAGCCCGGCGGCGGCCAGCGGCACCAGGTCGGCTGTGGCCGAGTGGGCGTGCAGCACCGGAGCGCCGGCCAGCGCGGCCCTGATCACCTCAGCCTGATCCGGGTCGGCCGCGTCGAGCACCACCGCGGCCTGCTCGTCACCGAGCTGCACGGTCCGCAGCGCGTAGTCAGCGTGGCCCACCGGGTAGCCGGAGGTCTCCACATCGACCGTCAGCGCGCCCGATCGCGCTACAGCGGTGGCCACCTCGGCACCGGCCCGGACGGTGTCGATGGCCACGATGGCGCCGTCCCGGCCGACCAAGGCCGGAAGCGGCACCTGCTCGCCGGCGGCGGCCTGCCGAGCGGCCTCCTTCTCCGCTGCCTTCTGGGCCGCCTTGGTGTAACGCCCTGTAGCCGTGTTGGTCCGCCGAGCGGGCTTGGGGGCCGGTTCCGGTACGGGGAAGAGCCCGTCGGCGGGTGCCGGATCGCAGGCGGGTTCAGGCGGGTTTGCCGAACCCAACCCGCCTGGCGTGTTTACCGAGGTAGGGGCCTGTTTGTTGATAGGTCCCAGGCGGGTTGCGGGTTTGGCCGGTATTCCCCCCGTATTTTCTCTACTACTTACTTGTTGAGAATTTTTGTCTATCCCCCCAGTAAAACTATCTAAACCCGCCTGGGACCTATCAGAAAGTGCGCCCTGAGCTGGGGTTTCAGCCCCAGGCGGGTTTGCTCGGAAACCCGCCTGGAACCCGCCTGAACCCGCCTGGAACCCGCCTGAACCCGCCTGGAACCCGCCTGAACCCGCCTGGGATCCACCCGGGAAGGTCATGAACTGCGCCAGGTTCGGCGGGGGTGACGAGGGTGCCCCGAACCCGCCGTTCAACACGGAGAGTGGCCGGTACTTGATTCCGGCGTGCGGCTGTACCGGGTACCCCAGCTCGGTCAGCCGGCGGCCGAACGCGGTCTCCGACGGCAGCGACAGGCGCCGGTAGCGGGGGTGGTCCTGGTGCCAGCGGGCGAACTGCTGGCTGTAGAGGATCCGGCCTGGTGTGCCCGGCTCAGTCGGCCCCGTGCACGTCTCGACCCACTCCTGGATCGGGTCCTGCCCCTCGGCGATCTCGTCGGCCAGCCCGCGGATGCTGACGGGGGCGGCGGAAGTGGCGGCGCTGTCCCGGTCGGCGAGGTATGCGGCGGCTTCGCGCATCATCGCGGCCAGGATGCCCGGCGCCTCGGCGATCAGGCTGTTGCCGAGCAACTGGAGCCGAAGCGGCCGGACGATCTCTTCCGGGGTGTCGCACGGAATCAGGCGTACACGGGCGCGCAGCGCGGGATCGGTCAGATTCGGCTCAGGGTTGGTCGTCATGACCAGGGTGTGGTTGGGCTTGAAGGTGACCGGGTTGGCGCGCATCGGCCGGCCGGTCAGCGAGCCGCCGCCGGTGAGCTGCTTGAGCCGCTCAGTGGCATCGTGCCCGCGTTTCGGGCCCTCGTCGATGAACGACAGCCGGCGGCCGCGCAGGTCGTAGATGATCGTGTCGTGTGAGCCGTCCTGCGCGCTGAGCAGCTTCGGGTTGGCGGCGTGCGCGTAGCTGCCGAGCACTTCGATCAGCATCTCGACCAGCGACGTTTTACCCGACCGTTCCCGCCCGTACAGGATCGGCAGGGCCGCGTCCGGGTAGCCGGTCAGGGCGACCGACAGCACCCGCATCGCCCACGCCCGGACCTCCGGATCTGGCATCACCGCGGCCACGAACGCGTCCCAGCGCGGCGTCGGCACGGTCGGGTTCGGTGCGCACAGAGCGGTACGCAGGTGCGGGGTATTGGGGTCGATCCACATCGCCGGCGTGGGAATCTCCCCAGACGCGCGCAGGTCCCACGGGACGCCACCCGCCCACAGAACCTCGGGATTGGTGTCCAGGTCGGTGATACGCAGGGAGGCCGGGTGGTCACTGCGGATGATGGCCCGCAGCTTCCGCCCGACCTTCCCTGTCCCCTGGCTGCTCATGAACACCGCGCGCCGGGCCGCCTGCCAATGCAGCTCCGTACGCAACGAGGCGTCCTTGGGAACCGGGGTCTCACCCAGCGGCATCAGCTCGGCCAGCAGCGAGATGACCCAGTCGGACATGTCGTCGCCGCACTCTTCCCAGACGTTGCGCTCCCGCTTGATCCACAGCCCGGCGTCCTTGGCGTAGCGCAGCGCGGGATACATCCGGTACGCCACCGCCTTCGCCAGGCCCTGGTCAGAGGTGTCGCCGGCCGGGTCGAACGGGTCGACGCCCAGCGCGCTGAACACGCTCCAGGGCGGTTCAGCCGGAGGCTCGTCACCGGGCGGGGTCCCCTCACCCTCGCGGGCCACCGCCTGGGCCATCTCGGACTGGGTGCGTTCCTGCTCGGCGGTGAACACCCAGAACGGCCGGACGGCGCCGTCGTCTAGTCCCTGCTGGATCCACAGCAGGTCGTCGGTGTCCGGGCTGCCCCAGACGGCCGATACCGCCTTCTCGAGGCGCTCGCGAGCGTCCAGCTCGTCCAGATAGCCGCCGCCGACGTAGCCACCAAGGGTCAGGGCAGCGCGCAGCAGCACCGTACGGAAGCCCACACCTGACCCCGTGGTCCAGGTGGCGACCTCGTTCAGTTTCCCTTCGATGGCCCTCTCGGCGGCCGGCGCGGACTGTGGCTCCCGCTGCGTCAGGAAGTCCTGCCACCACTGCGGACCGCCGACGCTGCGCACCGTCTCGGCGGACGCCCGCAGTTCCCGGATCCGGGCCGCCAGGTTCGCACCGGAGGTGTCCTGGCCGTTCAATCGGCTCAGGTCGGGGACCTGCACCCATCCGTACGGCACCGGCTCACCTGTGACCGCGCTGACCCGCACGGTGGGCGCGATGAACGCGAATCCCCGACTCGACCCGTCCGGCACGCCGCCCTTGATGTCGACACCTGGGAGCACGTTGTCCCGGCTGCCGACACCGAGCGACGCGATGAACGCGTGTGCGCCGCCGGAAGGGGTCGCTGCCAGCCCGTAGAACCGGGGGGTCATCCCGTTCAGCACGGACGGATCGCCGCCGTTGCGCGGGTCGAAGTCGACCAGGTCCAGCCCGCAGCCCATCACCGCGCACAGCGCCAGACCCGGACGCCACAGATCGACGACGGCCGGGTCCGGTGCAGTTCGCTCCCACCGCGGCGGCGGCCGGAATCCGGTCTTGGCGGTGCTGTCAGGATGCGCGATGAAGATCGGGATGCCGGACGTCGCGAGCCGGCGCGCGACGTCCAGAGCGGCAGCGATCTCTTCAGGGGTCACGGCTTACACCCCTGGCACTCCGCCCACGGCGTTTGATCGAAGCCGGTTGAGCGGCAGTTGAGACAGCCAGGCCCCTGGGTTATGCCGTCGGAGCAGCTCACACAGAAATGCGGGTGGTCCCCGCCGCGGCCAGTCGGCCACCCCGGTTTCGCCTCGGGCCGAGCGTCGGCTTGTCTAGCCGCATACGCCTCGCGGATGACTGCCAGCACGGATCGGGTGCTTCGGTCCTGGCGGAAGAACCAACGCCGGTAGATCCGGTAGGTCGGAATCAGGTCGTCGGCCATCAGGCACCTGCCTTGCGCACCCACGGCAGCCGAACCGCGGTATAGCCGCGATCCCGGCTGGCGTTCATGTAGCCCGGCTCGACCAGACCAGCCTTGACCAGGGCCTCGAGCAGCTCGACGTACGTTTCCCAGGGCATCTCGTGGTCGATGAACAGGTGGAAGTGACCCGGGGTGCTCGACGGCAGCAACGTGGCTGGGAGGTCGATGTCCAGGACGGGCTTGTGCATCCCGGTGCCGGCCACGCGCGACGTGATCAGGTTGGCCGCCTCGACGTCCGCGGTGACCGTGCGCTCCGCGTCGTACGCGCCGTCCAGCTCAGCCACAACCAGGGCCTGACCGGCCAGCGGAATCTCCCGGCTCATCGCACACCTGCCTTGCTGCTCAGCGGGTCGGGCAGGCCGTAGTCCTTCACGGCGCAGAACAACGCGTGCCTGGCGGCGTCACGCGCGTGGCGCATCCCAGCAGTGAGGTCGAGCAGGCCCGCCGCGTGCAGCCGCTTGTCGACAGCCCAGGGCTTCACATCGGCTGCAGCGCGAGTGACCAGCTTGAGTTGCTTGTCCGTGGCCCACCCGGTGATCTCACCGATCATGTCCCGGGTGCGCCCGCCTGCTGCCGCGGAGGCCGAACGGGCGGCCCTGCGCCCGACGACGAAGCGCTCCATGGCTACGACGTCGAAGGCGGTGGCCGTGTAGTGAAGACCGTCGAGAACCTGGATCAGCATCCCCGGCGTGACTTGCATCGCGTCGGTACCGCGAAGGTAGGCACCGTTGGCGACAAGGTTCTCGCCGGGCCTGTTGATGTCGACCCGCAGCCGTACGACGCCCGGGATCGGGCCCGGGTCAATCCCCAAGATGTACATCTAGCTGACCTTTCGTAGGGTTGACCCGCCGAGCAGTTCGCTGACGATCCGCTTGTCCTGCAACAGATCGGCAAGCTGCCCGGCCTTCTCGTGGAGCACGGCACGGATGCGCGTGTCGATGGTCTTGGCGGCCACCACGTCGATGACCTCGATGGAGTCGTGGATCTCGCTGCCGATGCGGTGACAGCGGTCCTCCGCCTGCGAGGCCTCTACGAGCGACCACGGACGCTGGAGGAACACCACAGTCCGCGCGGCGGTCAGGGTGAGCCCAACCCCGCCGGCGCCGGTGGTGACACAGAGCAGGTCGAACTTGCCGCGCTGGAACGCCTCGACCGTGTCGGTGCGCTCCCGCATGGACTGCCCGCCGACGACGTAGCCGACCTGGTGCCCGGCCTTGGTGGCCAGCTCGCCGGCCAGCATCATCAGCTGACGGCTCGGCGCGAACGTGACGACGGGCTCGCCCGGCCGCTCGGCCAGCACCTCGAGCAGCGCGTCGACCTTCCACGACGGAGCCTTCAGTCGCACCTCGACGTGCTCGCGGTCCTCGCCATTCTCGTCCCGTTCGGTGGTGACGCTGATGTCGGCCGCGGCGCTGGCCAGCTGGTTCAGCCGGGTCAACTGGGCCAGCACCGACATGACCGACAGCTCCTGCCCGTCGGGCAGTTGGGCGATCATCTGGTTTTCGAGCTCGTCGTACGCCTTGCGGTACGCGGTCGGTAGCTCGACCGTGCGCATGCTGTAGACCTTGGGCGGCAGCTGAGACAACACATCGGCCTTGGCGACCCGCCGGTGCTGGCCGAGCAGCGTGGTGCGCATCTCCCGCTCGGTGGCCATGTTCAGGCCGATGACTTTGGCGCTGTAGTCGCCGGGGATCGTCTGGCAGTAGCGGGCCTTCCAGCGCTCCCCGGACGGCCATGCCAGCGGCGCCAGGGCTTCCAGGGTGGGCCAGAGGTCGCCGGGGTGATGCGTGATCGGCGTGCCGGACAGCGCGACGAAGTTGTCCGCTCGCTTGGCCAGGCGCCGGGCGGCCATCGACCTGGCCGAGTGCGGGGTCTTGATCAGGTGGCACTCGTCTACGACCAGCGATCGCGGAGCCACCCGGGCCAGTGGCCCACCCTTGGCCGAGTCCCGGGCCGCAGTCTCGTAGCTGGAGACAAGTACATGCGCCTGGCTGCCCTCAGGACGGTCTGCGAGGCGCCGTCGGTGCTCCGGACTACCGCTCCAGGCGTTTACACGCCAGCCGGGCGCCCAGGTCTGCACCGCGGTCACCCAGGGGTCGACGACAGATCTCGGCGCGATGACGACCGTCGGAGTGACTTCGTACCCCTGGGCCGCGCGCTCGAGCAGACCGAGGATCGTGGTGATCGTTTTTCCGGTTCCGGGCTCGTCGAACAGCAACGCCCGGCCGAGCGCCCCGATCATCAGCGCGCCGTCCACCTGGTACGGCCGGGGTGTCAGGCCCTCCGGCAGTTCGATGGTCAGCGCGCCGCCGGACGGGGTACGTAGCACCGTCTCGGTCATCAGCCACTGCGTCAGCCGCGGCCCCGGCCGCCACGCCGCGCCGAACAGGCTTGCCAGCTGCACCACGGCCGCCCAGGTCGCCGGCAGCAGCAGCGCGCCGGGCGGGTCGCTGGGCTTGATCAGCGGCGTCATGAGCTGGATCCGCGCGGCCATCTGCGCGATGGCGTAGTCCGTACCGGTGCCGATGAGCACGATGGTCTTGCCGTCGGCCGTGAGCTCGCCGTTCAGGACGGCCGGAGGCGCGTCATTCGTAGTGATCACTGGGCACCTCCGATTCGAGTTGGTTAGGTCTGATCGGGTGCTGCCCGGCCCGGGCGCCGGGGAAGGCACGTCCGGGCCGGACAGTCACCGGATCAGCTGGGCTGGCCGGTGAGCTTGGCGAACAGCGCGGCCTGCTCCGCGTTGAATCCGGCCGGAGCGGCGCTGACCGGTGCCGCCTGCTGCGGCTGAGGCGCCGGAGCAGGGGCCGCGGCCGGAGCGGGCTGAGGCTGCGGTGCGGCCTGCGGCGCCACCGGTTGCGGCATGGGCTGCTGCTGGTACACCGGCTGAGCCTGCGGAGCGGGTGGCACCGCCTGCTGGTGCACGACCGGCTGACCGTTGGCCGTGGACATCACCGGCGCGGACTGCGGCTGTGCGGTGGTTTGGCCCGCACCCTGCGGCCGGGCGTACTCGACCCGGTAGACGTACGCCGGGTTGAATCCCCCCGGCACCGGCCGCGTGGCGACCAACGTGACACGGATCCACGCGCCGCCCTCGGGTGCCCCCGCTGGAGCGCCCGCTTCGGACATGGCCCGTGCCAGGTCGTCGCGGGCCTGCCCCTTGCACCACCAGCCGGCCTGACCGTCGGGCAGTTCCTGCGAGGGCTGGCACAGCATCGGCACGACCATGACGAACTTCGGCCGGCCGTCCTTGTAGGTCTGGACCCGTCCGTCCCGGTCGGTCTGCGCGCGGACATCGGCGTCCGTGAGCGGCCGGGCCACGAAGCCCTCGTAGAAGGTGCCAAGGGGCTTGTCCTTGAACTTCCATGACGGGCCGCCACTGCTGCTCGGCTGCTGGTAGAAGCTGTCCAGCGACCCGGTCGGCAGTGGCGGGGCCGGAGGAGCAGGCGGGGCGTACTGCTGCGGGTAGGCCTGCGGGTAACCCTGCTGCGGCATCGGCGGGGCGTAGGCCTGGGGCTGCTGGGGGTAGCCCTGCGGCTGCTGCGGATAGGCCGGCTGCGGGTAGGTCTGCGGCTGCTGCGGGTACTGCGGCGCCGTCGGGTACTGAGGCTGCATTTCTTGGTTCTCCTTAGTTGGTGGGCCCGGGACATCCGGGTCCGTTGTCGCGCTTTGACTGGGGTCGATAGAAGGGGCAGAAATAACACTCGTCATCGTCAGCGGCAGTGGGAATGTCAGTGAATGTCTTCAGTCCGGAAATGAGTTCTTCTGCCATGGCCTTGCGTCGGTCGGTGAGCCTGAATACCTCCTCGATGAGCGCGTCGTCCTGCGGCCCCGTGGCTCGTTCCCAGACATAGAGCCCGTCCAGGCTGGCCGCGGTGCGGGGGTAGGCAGCCAGCGCGACGCGCGTCACCGGCAGCCCCATGACCCGGAACCCCTTGCCGTAGAGCAAGAGCTGAATGACGTATTTGATCGGTGGACCGCTGGCGCTGCGGATTTTTGCCATCGACGATTCGGCCAACACCTTGTGATCGACGACGGCCGTTTCTTCCGCGTCGTAAAGGTCGCCCGTTCCGGAATGGTCGGGGTGCGGAACCACTCGTTGTTCGGCGAGCCACCGGGCCCGGCCGTGGCGGACGTTGTCCGCGGTGAACGCGTCCGCCAGCCAGGCGTGCACCGCCGTTCCGACCACGGATGGCCACGGATCGGCCACATGGTTGGTGACCGGCAGCCCGGCCAGCTTGCCCACCACCTGCCGGTCGCACGGCACGCCCAGCTCACTCGGGCCGAGGTGCCGTTGCAGCGTCCGGGCCGAGCCGTTGGCCTGCTCGTGCACCACCCGGCGCAGCTCGCCCGCGTACCGGGACGCCCAGGCGGTGTTGCCCTCCAGGCGTGCCGGCGCCGCGCTCATGAAGTCGGCCACGCTGGTCACTGCACGTACCGCCAGCGCGTGTGGCCAACGGCAAGCTTGCCGGCGTCGCGAAGCGCTAGCCGCTCAGCCACAAATTCCGTAAGAACAACGGTGCGTCCGGCCAAGCGGATCTTCGCGACCTTCGCGTGCTCAGCGCACACCTGTTTGACTCGGGGTGCCTTGGCGATGGCAGGTCGATCACAGTTCTTGTACCCGCACCCCCGCTCGGAGCCCAGTCGCGACCACCCCGGGATCAATCCGTGGTAGCAGATCGAGCACTCGGTGCCCCTGCCGAAACACAGCGCCGTGTCGCAGAGGGGGCACGTGGCTACTGGGCAGTCGTGGCTCTGCGCGCGTCCGCAGTACCGGCACTGCGCCCACGGGTATTGCTGGGCGTACCCACCCAGAGACCATCGGGCTGTCAGCGTCGGGGTGCTCATGCCGACCCGCCCTTGCAGATCGCGCACCACGTGTAGTTCGGGTTGTCGAGGGCGTGCTGGCTCGGCCTGGTAATGCCGGCGGCTAGCACCATGTGCTTGGTCCAGGCCATCCGGTCGTGGGTGTAGAGCTCGCCGTCCAGCCACCGCCAGGTCCGCCCGAGCGCGTCGATCAGGTCGGGGCGCTCGGCTTCCTCGATCGCGCGCAGACTCTGGCGGGCCTCGTGCCATTCGTGGATAAGGTCGCCGAGTACCTCACTGACATGCACCGGGCCGCTCTTCGAGGTCGCCGTCATGCCTGCTGCCCTCGCAGCTGCCAGCTGCCGCCCTTGCGGGCGTACGCGACATACGTGGCCGGGTCCTCGGCCTTGAGCCGTTTGGAGTCGAGCGACCAGCTCTCTACGTACGACAGCCGCAGCGGCTGGGCGAGCGCCTCATGCGCGACGTCGATGCGCTGAGCTCCGGGCGCCGTCGCCATCAGCTCTGCCTTGATGGCATCGGTGACGGCCTTGAGCCGGGTGGTGATCTCGTCGGCCCGCGGCTTCAGCCCGGCGTAGACGGCCAGCAGGTCGTCGAGCCGGCTGCCCGGCTGCACCTCCGCCCGCTGCGCGATGGGGTCGGTCATGACAGAACCTCTTCCGGTGTTGATGCGAGACTAGTGGTCATATGACTAGAGGTATCGCCCACGTCCGGCTCGGACCACTCGGGATACGGCAGCCCGCAGCCCTGAAGGCATTCCGCGTCCAGGTCCAGTTCGTCCGGCCAGACGTGGGCGCAGTTCACGCGGCTATCTCCTGCTCGCGCTTGGCCGGCCTGCCACCGGGGCCGAAGTGCGCGGCAAGGCCGAGTTCGACGCGGATCTTCTGCACGCTGCCGGGGTGCAGTCCGGTGCGCAGCGCGATGTCGCCGTCGGAGAGTCCCTGCTGCCAGCCCTTGATCACGCGGAACTCGTTGCGCCGGGTGATCGCCTTGCGCCGCTCGGGCTTCGAGCTCATCAGCACGCCGGCCCAGATGCCGAACTGCTCCCCCTGGTCGAGGGCCCGGTCCAGGCACTGGTCGCGGAAGACGCACCCCCGGCATGCTTCGCGGGCCAGCTCGATTTCGGGGCTGTTCCGGTCGCCGAAGAAGTGCTCCGGCTCGGCCTTGCCGGGTGCGCAGCCGCGGTCGGGGTCGTCGGCGAAGTCGAGATCGGTCATGACGCCACCGCCTCTGACTCGGCAGCCGGGCTCAGGGTCCTGCCGAACCGGTCCTTGGGCACCGCCGGGTCGATCAGGTCGGCAGCCCAGGCAACACCTTCGCGCCGGTACCGCGAGGGCACACTGACTTCGTTGCACCGGTCCCGGATCATCTCGGCGAGATCCTTGGCCGCCTCCCGGTAGACCCGGGCGACCTCTGCGCGCATCTCCTTGACCTGCTGCTCGGCCGTCTCGCGACCCATGCGGTCGACGATGGTGTGCCCGTCGCGCACATGATCGGCCTCAGCCTGGGTGATCAGTCCGCGGCCGTCCGTCAGGCGCTCGTACGGAAAGACCCGTTCGCGGTCACGCTGCTCGTTCGCCGCGCGGTAGCCGAATGTGCGCCGCAAGGCTTCGGCGTAGCGTGTGGAGTCCGGGCCGTAGAAGTTCTCCTCGTGGATCATCTGATGCATCACTGCGACCAGGCGGTCAGCGATGACATTCCAGTCGACGGCGGTCACAGGACACCCCCGGCGGCGGCCATCGTGACCGTGACGCGGATCGGCGTGCCCTTCTCGGCCTTCGCCTTGCGCGGCGCCGGCACCTTCGGGGCGACGGTGGGAAGCGGCACGTCCCAGGCCGCGGGCCCGGTCCGGCGGGTGTGCCGGCCCGACTTCACCGCGGCGTCGTACTGCTCGATGCCCCAGGCGATGGCGTGCAGGTTGTGCAGGAAGTGGTAATCCCAGTCGGTGAGGTTCCACTCCCAGGTGTCCGAGACGACGCCGAGGGTTTCCAGCTCGCGCAGCAGTTCACGGGCACCGTCTTCGTAACCGGAGCCGATGCCGTAGTGCTGGTGGTCCTCGATCACCTCCCAGATTTCTTCCAGCGTCTTGGGCGCCTCCGGCTGGCGGATGTCGCCGCGCGGCCACCGCTCCTCGGGCCGGGCGCTGTCCCAGGTGACCTGGTCCAGCTCGTAACGCTGCTGGCGCTGCTCGGCGCCAGTGCGCCAGTCGTCCATGTGTTCGTCGAGCAACGCCTTGAACGTCGCCTCGCTGTAGACCTTGACCGAGCGGCCGGAGTCGGGCAGTTTCTCGGCCCAGTAGCCGGGGTTGATTCCGTAGTTGTACGAGCTGCGGGCCACGCGGAAGAACTGGAACATGTCGGCCATCCGGCGGAAGGTGTGCGCGCCGCGGTCTCCGGTGATGGTGAGCGAGCCCGGTGCGGTGATCAGTTCGAAGCGGTCGTTCCAGGAGTGCTCGCGCTGCTCGAAGACCAGGTGCCGGTACAGGCCGTGGTCGAGCTTGACGATCATGCGGTGCTCGGCGACGTCGCGGGCGAAGGCCGTGGCTACCTGGTGCTCGATGTGTGAATCGGTCATCGGCCGACTCCCTGCTTGACGGCTTCGGCGATGAGTTCGGCGGCCTTGGCCCGCACGGCGACGACGACCTTCTCCTTCTCGGCGGCCATGACCTTGTTCAGTTCGCCGATGAAGGCCCGGCTGATTTCTTCGCGGACCAGCTTTTGGAGGAAGGTCTCGCCCCGGCCGTAGGAGTCCGTCGGCTTGGACACGATCTTCTTCGCCTCGGCCATGACGAGCTCGCGCATCGACGTCGTCTGACCGGTCGGCTCGCCGTAGGTGTTGGTCTTCTGGATCGGCCCGGTCAGTGCCTCGGTGACCAGCGGCTTGACCTGTTCGCGGATTTCCTCGTCGCGTAGTTCGAGGAACCGTTTGCGCAGCCCGGGGTAGCTGTCGTCCTTGGTGAGGTCGGCGCTGATCCGGCGGGCGACGATCTCGCCCAAGGTCACGGGAGTCTCGACGTAGTCATCGAGTTCGCCGTCGTAGCGCCGGACAGTCTGGACCTCGGTAGTGAGGTCGATGCCGTCTTGGCCGTCCACTGTCACGTTTACGTTGATGTTCATCGGGTCCTCCCGGTGATTTCGGATTCGGTCGAGGTGCGGGGTCGCGGGATTCGCGTAGGCCCGGCGTTGACGGCGCGGCGTACCACCTCAGCCACGGTCCTCACCGCCCTGGTTGGCGTGCTGCTCGAGCTGGGCGATGACGGCGGCCACGTCGGCGACGGGCAGGTCGGCCTGGCCGGTGAGGAAGCCGTGCTCCCAGGCGGGCAGGGGCTCGATCTGGCCGCCGCTCGCCTGCCACGCCTGCGTCCACTCGTCGACGACGTGCAGCAGGATGGCGATCTGGGCGTCCTTCTTGCTGTGGCCGCGCCGCAGCCCGCCGAGCTCGTCGTCGCGTTGCCGTAGCTGCTGCGTGAGGCGCAGGTTCTCCCTGCGCTCGGTCCGGCCCCACCGCACGGCGGCGCAGGTCAGGGTGAACAGGACGAGGCAGGCGAGGAAGCAGGCGCCGGTGAAGGGATTGGTCATGCCCACACCGCCCTGCGCTCAGCGTTGGTCCGGACCTTGGTGGCAAGACCGAGCCGTTTGCGGACCCGGCCGACCTTGCTGGGATTCAGACCGGTCCGTGCCGAGATGGTCACGTCGCGCAGCCCCTGGGCCCACAGCTGACGGACTTGCTGCTCGACCCGGGCGTTCCGTGACGCTGTCGATTCCGGGTGCTCGTCGGGCAGCACCGCCTGGAGCTGCCCGAACGGCCAGGACAGCAGGTTGACCAGGTCGAGCAGTGTGGCGCCGCGGCTGAGTCCGGTGCTGACTACCTCACTGCGTTCCTCGGTGGACATCGCCACGAACAGCGGCCTGTCGCCGGCGACAGCCCGGTCGATGGCCACGTGGTCGTACGGGTAGTCGTCGGGCAACTCGGATAGACAAGCCGGGCAGATGATCAGTTCGTTCATGCCGCCCCACCGCCGAGGGTGTCCAGCTGCGTACGGATCTCAGCCAGCCGGGCTTCGAGCCGCGCGGCTTCGTCGACCAGGGCGGCGCGGGCTTCGGCGCGCATCGTTTGCTCGTGGAGCATCAGCCGCAGGTCGCCGATGAGGCTGCTGATGCGGTCCGCGTGCCCGGCCAGCTCGCTGTCCCCGGTAGCAACAGCCGCGTTGAGCAGGTCGGCGATGTCCTCGGGTCCGTGGAGTACCTGGACGGACTTCTCGGCCGGCGCGTTTTGCTCCTGGGTCGGCTCGTCAGTGGCCGACAGGTTCGCCTTCTCATATTCGGCGATGAGCTCCTTGGCCCGGGCCTGGTTGTTCTCGGCGACGTCCCAGACGAGGCTGCGAATGTCCGCGACTGCCGCGCCGGTCTGGCCTGCGATCTGACGCAGCGTCTGGCCGGCCGCGAACCGGGTGAGGATCCGGTACTCGTCCTCGGTGATGCGGGTAGCGGTGACGGTGGCGGTCATGCTCGTTCCTCCTGGCGGGCGCGGGCCTGTGCGGCGCGTGCGCGGTCGTACTGGTGGCCGGCCGTGGCGACGCTGAGGCCGTAGGCGGCGGCGCGTTCGATCTGCTTGGCGGCGTCGATGACGGCCCGTTCGGCCGCCGCGGTCTTCGGGGTCACGACAGACCCCCGGTCTCGGTGGTCCCGAGCAGCACGTCACGGGCTTTCGTGATGAGCCGGAAGACATCCGCGTTGCCGCCGGCGTCCGGGTGGGCGGTGCGCGCCGCGATTCGCCAGGCGGCGTGAATCCGGGTGGCGTCGATGAGATCCCCGGTGGGAATACCAGCAGCGTCGGACAGCACGCGCCGCGCCTCGGCGCGCGTCATCTCGTTCTCGGCTGGCTTCGACGTGATGGCGGACCAGCCGCGGTACTGCTCACCGGTCCGGGTCACTCCGTAGCGGTCGACCGCCCGCAGCGCCTCGAGGGCTAGCGCGATGGCCCGGACGTTGGCCTGCCAGCTGGCGAGGTCTCCGCCCCATCGCTGCTCGTAGGCATCGGTGGCATAGGTGAGCGGGCCGAAGCGGGACTCAAAGGAGACCTTGACGCCGGGGAAGCCGACCGGGGCACGCGCTCGGAGCATGCCGTCACGGCGTAGCTCGCTCGGGTCCGCGTCGACCTGGACGACGACGAGCGCGCCATCGAGGTGGTCGACCTCGCTGAGCAGCAGCTTGACCGTGTCGTCCCATGTGGCACGGAACCGACCGGAGCTGGCGCGGGGATCGGTGACCGGCCGGTCCCAGAGGCCGAGGGTCCGGATTTCGAAGCGAGGGCTAGGCACGGCTACCCACCTCCATCGCGCCGGCGGCCCAGCTGGCGGTGACCTCGCCATCGATGACCCGCGGCTCAGGCAGGTCGACAACCGGCCAGCCGATCGCGGCGACGGTCCGGCAGTACTCCGGCGGGTCCTGCCCGCCGGTGGCGCGATTCCAGGCGAGGCTGTTGGCGGAGAGGTAGACGTGCCCGGCGGCCTCGGTGAGCGGGACGCGGTACTGGGCGGGCTGCGTCATCGGGCACCGTCGGGATTTGAACCGGTAGTCCTGCGGCCACGCTTGCGGGTAGGCCGCCGATTTGTTTTCGTCGCGAGCGCGCCCATCTCCGCCGGGCTCGGGATACCTCGCTCGGCGAAGATCTCCCGAGCGATGGTCAGCATCTCGTCGCCGATTACCTGCTCGACCTCCAACAGCAGGCCGTCGTGCTCCTCGGGGTCAATCTCGAAGTGCAGGATCAACTGCCGAGCAACCTCGCTGACTCCGGTGATCGGGCCAAAGGCGATGGCCATCTCCGGGCCGATGCGATCACAGTCCCAGTAGCGGAGGCACGGCATGTCGACTAGGTGCGTATGCGGCTGACGGTAGGTCTGATCAGGCATCGCGCACCTCGCTGGCATACGGACGGGTATCTCCGGCCAGCAGGTTCGGCTCGGCGTCGATGAGGTCGAGATAGACGCCGCCGTCGAAGTGGGCGAGGAACGCGGCGATGGCGTCCGGGACGGGCAGGCAGACGTTCGTGTCGTCGTCGACCGGGACGGCGATCTGGTCGCGGCTGACGTAGGCGGTGATGCCCTTGGTGTCCAGGTAGACGGCCAGCACGCACACGTTCGACAGCAGCCGGACGCCCCGGACGTCGAGGGCGCGCAGCTTGTCGGCGATCTTGTCGGCGGTGTCGCCGAGGTCGGCCAGCAGTCGTACAGCCCGTTCGGCTGCGACGACGGCCCGCATGCGCAGGACCAGTGGCGTCGGCTCCATGTACTCGACGCGTGCGGCTTCGTCTTGCAGCAGGTCGAGGTCGGCGCGGTGCATGCCCTCGGTGAAGCGCTTGAGGCAGCTGGCGATGAGCTGCAGCTTGTCGGCCTCGGTCATCAGCCGGACGTCGGTGGCGATCACAGCGACTCACCACCCTCGGCGTCGCCGGGGACCGGGCAGGAGCACCAGACCTCGACATACTCGTAGTCCAGCCAGACCGGCCCGTCGTGGCCGGAGAGCTTGGCGCCCACGCTCACCCACGCCCGGCCGCGGACGCGATCCGCCGGTTCGGTGTAGGCGCGCTCGACCTCGATATCGGCACGCAGGTGGCTGGCCCAGGCAAGGACGCCGTCGCGCTGCCCCTCGTCGAGCCGCAGGCTGATGCCTGTTGACGAGTACTGGGCCGGGTCGTCGGAGAAGTCGATCGTCATCGGCATGGGCAGGCGCAGCTGTGCGGACTCGGCGCAGATCCTGGCCAGCGCCTCACGACGGCGCTCGTCGACCTCGGAGTGGTCGTTCACGGTGGTCACAGCGACTCACCTGCCTTGCGCCCGGCGGCGTACGCCCGGCTGATCAGGCCGATGACGACCTGCGCGGTGGAGGTCTCGCCCTGGGCCAGCCAGGTCAGAACGCGGCTGTCGTAGTCACCGAGGCTGATGCCGGCGCTGTGGCAGGCCAGCAGGAGGTGCCTGCGGATGACCGGCTCGTGCACGCCCTGGCCGGGGGTGAGCGCCTGGACGTCACGCTGCAGCGGGCTGTCGTAGGTGTCGCGTTCGGTCTCGTACGGGCCGTGGACGGGAGGCTCGGGCTGCTGGGTGGTCGGTTGATCAGACATCTGCGAGAATGTCCTTTCGGGTCGGCCCTGCCATCTCTCCTGCTAAGTCGGGTGGTAGGGCTGTTCTGCGGGTGGGGTGTTCCGGGCCGTCCGGCGGCGATTGCAGCGGCACCGGCCGGCCCGGGGTCTCAGGCGGCCTCGGTGGTCGCGGGTTTGCGCCGGGATTCGGCGGACTTCTTGGCGATGCGCTTCATGTGGGCGCGCTGCAGCAGCTGGGCGCTCTTCATCCGCTCGACCGGGTCGGTGATCTCGTCCGGGACCTGCGCGAGGAAGCGGCGCATCCGCCCTTCGGCGGCGCGTGCCTTGCGGTAGTCCTCGTTGGTCTTGCGTGCGGCCCGGACCAGGCCGCCGATGGCTCCGGCCTGCTGGTGGTGCTTGGAGTAGTCAGGCACAGGGGCCGCCTTCGAAGACGCGGTGCAGAGGCAGGCCGATGCGATCGGCGACCTTGAGGGCGTGGGAGAGGCGGATGTCGAACTGGCCGCGGCGTACGCGCCAGAAGCTCTGCCGGCTGAATCCGAGTTCTTGGCCGAGGGCGTCGATGTCGGAGATGTTCAGCCTGGTCTTGGCACGCTCGACGGCTGCGGTGCTGAGCCGCGGGTACGGGCCGGTGGCCGTATCAGCCACGATGACCTCCTGGACCGTCTGTGTATCAGGCATGTTACTTAGGATGCAGGTATCAGACCTGATACGCAAGAGGTCGTGCGGGTGCTCTTTTGGGTGCCATCGACGTGTGTCACTCTTGGCCGTGCGAACGCGAACGCACAGCTAGGGGGTAGTCATGAGACAATCAACTGTGTATCAGGCAGGATACGTAACACCCCTGATACGTGACGAGGTATCTGAGCTGCACTATCGTGTTGGCATGACGGACGTCGGTCGGCGGGATGCTGCGCCTTCGAGCAGGTTCGCCGAACTCATCCAGTTGACCCGCGAACAGCGCGGGTGGACCCAGGACGAGCTGGCCGACCGTGCCGGCGTGTCCCGTCCGACGATCAACCGCTACGAGCAGGCCAAGACCCGCACCCCGGATCCGGAGACCGCGCGCCGCATCTTCGTCGCCCTGAAGCTCGACCCGCGCCGCATCCCCGTCCTGCTCGGGTACGTCACCGAGGAGGAGATGGGCCTCCCGCCGGAGCCGTCGCGGACCTTCCACGCCACCACCGAAGACGCGATCGCCATCCTCGAGGACCCGGCCGTCGACAGCCGCGTCAAAGCCGAGTGGGTCAGGTACCTGCAGATCCGCACGGCCGATGACGACGACGCCAGGCCTGGCCGCGCGATCGGCTGACAGGCCTGCTTTCAGCGACCCTTCGCTTAGCCGTTTTCCGTTGAACGCCCAGCCCAGGTAACCTGGCAGTGCTTAGTCGCTCAGGGCTGTTCTACTTACAAGCGAGGGGTCGCAGGTTCGAAACCTGCCGCGCCCACTACGGGTCTTTGACCTGCACAAACAGACCTGTTCCTTGACGGTATCAGACCTGATGCGCTTGGCTTAGTCGTTTACCGACCACTCGCCTACGGATCGGGGTCCTGATGACCAGCCGCCGCGGAGCACTGCCCGACAACCTCGGCGCGTTCGCGCCCTGGCTCGACTCGTTCGACCTGGATCTGATCTCGCGTGGGCGCTCCGACCGCACACGCGAGATGTACCTCGACGCGGTCCGCTGGTTCGCCGCCTGGCTCACCCGGGAGCACAAGGCGAAGACCTGGGACAAGGTCGGACGGGACCAGCTGCGGGCGTTCTTCGCCCACATGACCGAGCTGGGGTACCAGCAGTCGTACCGCAACAACGTCGCGCGCTGCCTGCAGGCGTACTTCAAGTGGTGGTCGGCCGAGGAAGACCTGCCCAACCCCTACGCCACGTTCACCCCGCCGGCGGCGCCGAGATTCGGTGTGCACCCGGACAAGCTGCTGGACACCGGCGACCTGGGCAGATTGTTGAAGGACGCCGAGACCGGCAGGGACTTCGAATCACGCCGTGACGCCGCCATGCTGCGCCTGTTCGCGAGCACCGGCTGCAGGCTGGCTGAGATCGCCGGCCTGGACGTGTCCCGGGTCGACGTGAAGGCGCGCACCGCGGTCGTCACCGGCAAGGGCGACAAGACGCGAATGGTTCGCTTCGACGCAAAGACCGCGCTTGCCGTGGACCGCTACCTGCGCGTTCGCGCCACGCACCCGGCGGCCGACCTGCCGGCCCTGTTCATCGGCGTGCGGCGGCGGGTCCGGATGACCGCATCCGGGATGCGCCGAGCCCTGGTCCGCCGTGCTCAGCGGCTGGGGATCAAGCTGCATCCGCACATGCTCAGGCACACGTTCGCCCACCTGTGGCTGGATGCCGGCGGCGCCGAGGGCGACTTGATGGAGTTGATGGGCTGGGAGTCCCCGCAGATGCTGCGGCACTACGGCGCGTCCGCCCGTGGCGCCCGGGCCCGGCGCGCGTACGACCGGGTGAATGTGATGGGTGACCTCTGAGGGTTCAGCCAGGCGGCCGGTTCTGGCGCCGCTGCAGGCGCACCACGTCGGCGGTGCCGACTACCCGGGAGTCGTCCGTCCCGGTCTGGCGCACTGACCTCACCCCGGTCCCGAAGCCGGCGTAGAACCGCTGGGCGAGTTCTTCGCCGAGCAGGTCGACCAGCAGGAACAGGCCGTTTTCGACGCGGGCCATCTCGCTCAGTAGATGTTGGTGCGTCCGGTCGACTTCGGCGCGGGCGAGTTCGACGTTGCGGCGTGTGGTGCGGTTCATCCGCTCGGTGCAACCCAGCGCTGCGGCCAGCAGGCCGAGGCCGTAGAGCGGGATGACGATCTCGTAGGGCATGGGCCCGTCGAAACCGGCACGCCACACCAGTGCGGTGGTCATCGTCAGCACGACGCCGACCGCCCCTGTGATGATCAGCCACAGGCCGCGGGTCCGCACACGTTCTTCGGGGACGGCTTCCTCGTCCGTGTCGTTTGAGGATTTCCGGCGGGGCCGGACGGCAAAGTCCTGTGTGATCGGACCGCCGTCGGCAAAAGGGGACGGTGAGGCCTCTGTGGAGTCGCCTGCTTTGTCCGTCGACTGTGACATTTGGGGCCTCCGTGCCTGGTAGCGCCCGGTCACACTTATCCGGGCACAGACACTGAATCATGCCCCCAACCAGCGGTTACTTCCAGTCCTCCGGTCGATATGGATCAGTGACCGTTCGGCAAGGTCAATACGCGTAACCGGTCAGTTGCCTAATCGTTTACTGTCACCGTTCCGCAACACGCCGTAATTCGCAGTAACTGACGGTACGGACAAGACAGCAGAATGCTTCGTACGCCATCCGGGCGGACGCGCCGCGGACCGGACCGGGCACAACTCCCGCATCGATAGGTATTTCCGTCTGATCTTCACCTCCGATCATCCGAGTTTCGGCCTGACCTGTTCCGCCTCCGTCCACGCATGCTCCACTCTGGTCAGGCGGCCGGCTCCGGGCTGGGGCCGGTCGCGCCACCAGCCCACCCCAGCCCGGACGCGGAGCCAGTCGATGAGTCAGCAGCCGCAGCAGCCCGCACCCGAAGAGCCGCCGTTCCACTGGGCGGCAACGACGCCACCGCGGAAGCCCCGCCCGCCCTGGGTCGTCCTGGCCGCAGGCATCGCCGCCGCGCTCCTCATCGGCGCCGGAGCCTTCTACGCCTACACACGCCTGTCGGGCCCTTCGCTGGCCGGCGCGGAGAAGCAGTGCAACGACGGACCGCCCGGGACGACGCTGGCCGACGGCGGCAAGACGCTCATCATCGACGGGAAAAGCCAGAGCCAGCAGCTCAACGGGCAGGGCACCGGTGTGGACGCCAAGACCGAGGCGTGCATCCTGAAAAACCTCGGCGTGACCGCTGCGGTACTCAACCACATGGACAACACCCGGGCGCTCGACGGCCGCCAGACCGACACCTGGGACGGCTTCACCGCCTCCTGGACATACCACCCGGACGACGGCCTGGACATCACCATCCAGGCGAAGTAGCGGTCAGAACGACTCGTAAGCGGCACGCACGGCGTCGCGCACCGAGCCGGGCACGCGCTCACCGGCTACCATTCGCCACACCTGCCCGAGCAGCTCTGGCACCCGCGCCGACCGGGCGGATCCGGCGTGCCGCATGAGGTCGTCGACGATGGCCGGGACCTCGCGCCACGCGTGTCCGGCGACCGCGTTGTGCAGGAGCATGGCGCGGAACAGGACCTGATCGCGGCCCTGAACGTCCGGCAGCCATTCGACGCCACGGTGTGCCCAGTCGACGGCGTCGCGCGTGCCGGCCCGGGACAGGATGACCGCCTTGTGGATGGCCATCTCAGAGTCGTGGATCCAGTACGTCAGCCCGTCGTCGGTGGATGGCGACACGGTGAGCATGTGCTCGGCCCGGTCCCAGGCGTCCAGGGCGTCGGAGTAGGCGCCGAGGCCGGACAGCGCCCGCGCCCGGCGCACCTGGACCATCGCCAGTACACGCGGGTTGTCCGGTGCCTCGGCGAGGATCCGCTCGGCATACGCGAGGGCGTCACCGTGCCGACCGGCGTGCTCGGACACCATCGACAGATGGCTGAGCAGGAACCGGTGCAGGCGGGTGTCGCCTGCCAGATCGGCCAGGGCGAGCGCCTCGAGGGCGATGGCCCGGGACTGGTCGCGCTCGGTCGCGTCGGCTGCGATCCAGGCGGCTGCGGTGCCGAGGTCGGCAACGGCTGACCGGACGTCCGCCGTACCGCCGGCGATGGCCAGTTGGTCGGCGGCTACGCGGAAGGCGCGGGTGGCGACTGGCACGAGCCCGTCCGAGCCCTGCAGCGTGTCCAGGGCGACCAGGTGGGCGGTGGTGGCGCGCGCCCGCGCTTCCTCGGCGTCTCCAAGGCCGCGCGGGGAGATCTCCGCCGCGGGCATCGCCTCCCGCCTGGACAGTTCGACCAGCTCGCCGTCCGCGCGCAGGGCGGTGTCGAGCGCGGCAACAAGGCTGGGGCCGGGTATGGGCCGGGTGCCGTTGGCCACCTTGTTCAGGTAGCCCGGATCGGCATTTACGGCGGCTCCCAGGGTCCGGAAGCTGCGGCCGTCGGCATGCATGAGTTCGGTCATGCATGCAGCGAACAGGCCGCGCCCCCGGATCTGGGTGTTGTCAGCGTCGCTCACCGTTGCCCGTTTCCAGGGGCAACGGTCGGTAGCTTCCAGCAGGTCGTAAATGCGACAACCGTGGAGCTCATGGAACTCCCTCGGTCTTTCCGGCCTTCCGCAGCACAGCACTGCGGCGCAGCTGGTAGATGGTGCGCTCAGCGAGAGGCTTGCGACGCCACCCGTCGCCCTCGACGCCCCACTCACGCGAGCGGCGGTCATCATCGGCCAGCGACCGCTGGACGGTTCGTGGTGTCACCTCCAGCACCTCGGCAGCATCGGCGACGCTCATCCAGTCAGCCAACCCACACCCCTCATCCGGCACGTCAGATGAGGTTGATCTTACGTCTATCACGACAGTCGACACCATGGCATGAGTATCGCGTCTATCCAGACTCTTGCGCTAGTGGCGACTTTCGCGACATGATGGGTCGGCAACGCCCGAAGACATCCAGAAAGCAGACGGCCCCCAAGACGCGATTCCAGCGCGACTCAGGGGCCTCGGCGAGAACCCTGCGGAGGTTCGCACCGTGAACATTCTTGCACCTGAAACAACCTGCCCCAGCTGGTGCAGCGGAGGTCACATCCCCGCTGACAACGGCGTCGTGCACATCAGCGTCGAGCAGGTCCTGGCCGTGTCGGCCGGCCGCGAGACGGGCACCGTCTACGTCTCCGTCGAGCAGGTCGAGCAGCCGGGCGCCCCGATGGACGCGCCGAGCCTGCGGATCGAGGGCGCCGGGTCGAGGCCGATGACGCTCGCTCAGGCGATGCACCTGGCTCACGTCCTACAGGCGACGGTCTTCGCTGCCCTGACCGGCGGGCAGGTGTCGCGATGAAGCGCATCTCATCCTCGTTCGCCTGCGCAAAGCCGCAGCGCGACAGCCGGACCGAGACCCCGACAGACGACGTCACCACCTGGGCCCGTCGCCTGATCGCTGACCCGGCCCGTTACGGCGCGACGGAGCGCGAGCGCCAGATCGTCGCCGACCTGCTCGCCCAGGCGGAGGTGTCCCGCTGATGGCCGCGAAGCGCAAGGACGACGGGATCTCGCAGCGCACCGAGGACGCCATCGTCAACAAGATCGCAGAGCGGCTGGCGGAGAAGGGCCTGCTCGGCGACATGCTGAAGAACGCTCGCAAGGACCGCAAGGTCATCGAGGACAGCCTGGAGCGTCACGCCGCCCGCCAGCGCGCTGCCGGAAAGCCCGGGTGGTGACGGTGAGCCTCCTGCTGCTGAACGTCCTGCTGATGACCGTCGGCCCGTTCCTGGTGGTGGCGCCGCTGGCGCTGGCCGCGCGCCTGTCCTGCCCGTCCGGCCACCGCGTACGCCGGCCGTTCCTTCGGATGCCGTCCTTGCGGCTACCGACGATCCGACTCGAGGTGTCGTGGTGACCTCCCCCGCGTACCTGACGGTTGTCATTCGGGCCGAGGCGCAGGCCGCACCGCAACTGTTCTACGCGGTGCGCAGTTCCCGCCCCGCCGTATCGCCGGAGGACGGCTGCAGCAGCTGCGGCGCCGATGTGTGTGACGTCGTGGTCCGCGGCATCGAGGGCTACTGCTGGTCGTGCATCGACACCTGGCCGGCCACCGCAGCGGGCCCGCTCGACCAGCTCGGCGTCAACGTTCTCCCCGGACACGAAAGGAGCGTCCGATGACCAAGAAGTTCAAGGTAACGATCGAGCTACCCAAGGTCGGCCGTAAGCGCCTGATCGGCGCGGGTGTCCTGTCCGCGACGGCGACGACGCTGTGGATCGCCGCGCCGGCGTATCTGCCGTGGGCGGTGGTGTCGCCGGAGCATGTGCTCGAGGGCTTCGCCATCCCGTTCGGTGTCGGCGTCGTGGCGTTGCTGTTCATGGAGTACCGGATCGCCCGCGACCTGGAGAAGCCCGCCGAGCGGCCGTCGCGGTCGGAGCGCGAGAAGGCGGACGCACGATGAGGCGCCCCAAGCAGGTCGACCCTGCATCGCGGTTGAAGCGGATCCGCTGGGTGGTCCGGGCTGTGCTGGTCCTGGGGGTCGGTGCGTCGATCGCGGGGAACGTGCTGCACGCCTCGGGCACGATCATCAGCCAGATCATCGCCGGGTGGGCGCCGACCGCGCTGCTGCTGACCATCGAACTGATCTCCCGGGTGCCGGTGCATCACAGGTCTCTGGCGCTTGCCCGGTGGGCGGCGACGGCGCTGATCGCGGGAATCGCGGCGTGGGTGTCGTACTGGCACATGGCGGCGGTGGCGTCGCGGTACGGCGAGACGGGTGCATCTCCGTACCTGCTGCCGTTGAGCGTGGACGGTCTGGTGATCGTCGCGTCCATCTGCCTGGTGGAGCTCGGCGGACGGATTCGCGACGCGGAACTGTCCACCGATGTGTCCGCCCCGGTGTCTTCTGCCGGGTCCGCGGCCCCGGGTGAAGTTGATCCACCTCTGCCGATCTTCGACCACCCGCGGCCGATCGGTCCGCTGCCGCAGCCGGTGGACAGTTTGACCACCCCGGTTGTCCAGGCTCGGAAGCCGCAGCCGTCCAGTCGTGAGCGGGTGGAGAAGGCGCATCGGCGCACCCCGGCGGCGACCAACGATCAGCTGGCGGAGCGCCTCAATCTGTCCACCAAGACCGTCCAGCGGTGGCGGCCGAAGCCTGACCCGGAGCCGACCAAGGTCAACGGCAATGCCCCGGTGCTCGAGGACGCGCCGGTCTGAGATAGCGCGACGGCCGAGCATGCAGGCCCGGCCGTCGCATCAACCCAAGGCCGCCGGCAAGCGGCCCGTACTTCAGGAGATGACCAGGATGTCAGATCGGCAGCTGCGCGACCAGTACGACGAGGTTCGTGAGCGCAACCGGAAGCAGCGAGAGGCCACGATGCGCCAGGCGGCGCAGATCTCGGCCGAGAACAACCGCCGGCACGCGGCGCAGGCAGCCGGCCGCGGCAAGCGGTCCATCTAACAGCCTGACCCCAGGCAGAACAGGAGAAACAGCATGGCGAAGAACGAGGGCAGGAAGGTCGTCCACTCGCAGCTGCCGCCTCTGCGGACGGAGGCCGAGAAGAAGGCTTTCCACGCGGCTAATGAGGCCGCGCACAAGAAGGCTCACTGGCGCATCTATGGCAAGGCCAAGGAGGAGAAGCGCTGATGGCGAAGCACACGACGGAGCTGGGCGACGACGGCCGCCTGCATACCTACAAGTCGACCCGGGCGCGGCGCAGGAGCGAGGCGCAGCTGATCGGGTGGACGCCCGGCCCGGCGACGCCGTGGCAGAGGTTTAAGCGGAAAGCGGTCGGCTGATGGGCCTGTTCAGCAAGGGATCGAAGACGCCGAGCGGCGAAGCGTACCGGGGCGGCTGCTCCGAGCACGACATGTACGGCCCGGCGCGCAAGACGTTCAAGGCCGCGAACAAGGACACGTACGGCCATGGAGATCGGATGCATGGGTCGAAAACGCACTCCGGCGGCTATGTCGAGAGTCTCGGAAAGGAGAAGCGCTGATGGCCTGGATCAGCAAGGAGCAGCAGAAACGCGACCACCGCGGGCTGCGGGACGTGTGTGCGGCCGACGGTCGTAAGGGCTCGGACAAGGACCCGCTCGGGCTTGCCGACACCGGCTCCCGGGTCCACAAACGGCACTTCAAGGACCCGGCGGACGGGTTCTACGGCTGCCAGCAAAAGAAGTAGCGAGAGGACGGGCCAGCGATGGCAACCAAGAAGAGTGATCGGAACTCGGACGAGAACACCGCCCGAATGAGTCGGCTCATGCGCAAGAAGGGTTCCTACGGCCGGATCGTGTCGCAGATGCCAGCCGATCAGCGCAAGCAGACCCATGACGGGGAGCGTCGCTGGGCGGCCAAGTCGGTCTGCCAGAAGTTGAAGGAACTCGGCAAGTAGTTCGAGCAGGGGCGCGGCCGGGTCCACCCCCGGACCTGTGGCCGCGCCCCCATCGCCCTGTGAGAGGAGCGGCACCAGCATGACAGACACGCTGCCCGAGGCGTACGAGCCGGGACCGCCGCGGCCGGACGACGCCGAGTCGTACGTGGAAGAGCCCACGGTCCGGGTAGCGGTCACGTCGCGGCCCGAGACTCCCACCGTCTACGCGACGGTTACTCAACTGGCGGAGAGCAAGCGCCGGCCGATCATCCCCGGCTGGATGCGCACTGCTGACGCGCGCAAGACCTACTTCAAGCAGGTGGCTGGCCTGGTCGGATACACCGTGGCGTTGCAGCTGTGGTTGTCGCCCCAGTACTTGGCCAAGACCGCGGTGTACGCGCCGTGGGGCATGCTGAAGCTGCTGGGCCGGCAGATCCGCTGGGCGGCGCACCCTGAGCTGACCAGCCTGATGCAGGCGGCTGCCGGCAAGAACGACCTGGATCACGGCCGCGGGTATGCCGCAGATGTGGCAGCAGCGCGCAAGGCCCGTTTTCTGGGTCTCGGCGCCGAGCTGGTCGCTGTCGCTGTCGCCGTGCTCGCGCTCAGGTTGCTCGCCCCTTGGTGGGCGCAATGGCTGGTCATCGCGGTCGCCCTGCCAGTGTTCGCCCGAGTCGGCCGCCCGGTCGGCCAGCCGATTATCCAGCACGTGACGATCGGCAAGCGGTTCACCCGCCTCACCCAGGAGCAGGTCCGAGATGCCGTGGTGGCGTTGCGGCTGACCGGCTTGAAGAGCCCGGGTGATATCTCCTTTCCGCCGCCTGGTGTCCACGCGGATGGTCCGGGCTGGATGGCCCGTTTCGAGCTGCCGCCGGGCCTGATCGCCGCGGACGTGCTGGAGAAGCGGGACCGGTTGTCCGGTGCGCTGCGGCTGCCGATCGATCAGGTGTGGCCGGAGGTCGGGCCGGAGCACCTGGCGCAGGTGGACCTGTGGGTCGGGTTCAAGCCGGCGTCGCAGATGGGTGACCCGAAGTGGGCACTGTCCAGCCCCAACGCTGTCACCAGCATCTTCGAGCCGAACCCGTTCGCCACCGACGCCCGCGGCCGGGCGATCGACGTCATCCTGTTCGAGCGCAACATCCTGATGGGTGGCCAGCCGGGCGCCGGCAAGAGCTTCGGCGCGCGGACGTTCGCGACGATCGCGGGGCTGGACCCGACATGCGAACTGAAGATCGCCGAGTTCAAGGGCGTCGGAGACTTCCTGGACATGGCGCCGCTGTGCACCGACTACGCCTGCGGGGTCGACGACGAGGCATTCGACATCGGCGAGGCCATCATCGACTGGGCCCTCGCCGAGTGCGAGCGGCGCGGCGCGCGGATCAAGAAGCTGCGGCTGAACGGCATCGCGCCTGACGGGAAGATCACCCCTGAGTTGGCTGCTCAGAAGGGTCTGGGCCTGCACCCGGTGTTCATCCTGATCGACGAGTTCCACGAGCTGCTGATGAACCGCAAGGGGGTGGCGGAGAAGTGTGAGCGGGTCATCCGCCGCGGCCGGGCGCTGGGCATCATCTTCGTGCTGGCCACGCAGATCCCGGACGCGAACACCATTCCCACCTCGATCACGAAGTGCGTGTCGGTGCGCGTGTGCATGTCGGTGGCGGACTGGCAGTCCAACGACCAGATCCTCGGCACCGGCGCCTACAAGCGGGGCCACAGCGCCACCATGTACCGCCCGGGTTTCGACGCTGGCTGGGGCGTCATGCAGGGCCTGGTCCGCGACGGGCAGACCGGCAAGACGTACTTCCCGGACAAAGAGACCCGCGCGGCGATCGTCGAGCGGATGCGCGCCCTACGCGGCGGAGTGGTCGGCGACCAGGGTGAGCGGATCAAGGCACGGGACATGCTGGCCGACGCTCGTGCTGTCCTGCTGCCCGGTGAGGCCGGCGTGCCGTGGGGCGTCCTGGCGGAGCGGCTCGCCGGCCTGGCGCCGGAGACGTACGCGGGGATCACGGCGGACATGGTCCGGGAGGCGCTGAAGCGGTACGACGTGCCCACCCAGGACGTCAAGGTGAAGGTCAACGGCGAGTGGACGACCGTCAAGGGCATGCGCCGCACAGCACTTGAGGCGGCGGAGGCCAAGCGTGCAATCGAAGACTGATATGTCGCGGCCGGGGGTCCCCATGAAACCCCCGGATCAGGCCGTTTTCAGGGGTCTGCAGGGCACGCCGCGCCACGCAACAGGGGGCTGTTTTCCCAGCTCAGCCCATGTAGCTGGCTTTGGCGCGGATCCGCGACAAGATTTCGTGCCGCGACACGAAATTTCGGGGCTGGTTGGTAGATCAAACAGAGGGGTGGGGAAGATGAACATCGATCAGATCGGTGATCTGCGGGCACAGGCAAAGATTTCGATCAACCCTCATTCTGGTTGCTGGGAGTGGACAGGTGCCGTCGGAAAGGACGGCTATGGGCAGGTGCGTCGAGATGGCCGAGTTCAGCGATCGCACCGTTACATCTACGAGCGGCTCGTGGGCCCAATCGGAGTCAATGCCCGGCAGTTGGATCACCTGTGCCGGGTACGGCACTGCGTGAATCCGAAACATCTTGAGCCCGTGACGCCTCAACAGAACGTGCGCCGGGGGCTGGCAGCAATCACCGCCCCGCTACCCCCTGAACTTCACCAGAGTCTGGCGGACCTGCTGGAGAAGGTTTACCAACGGGGTGTCCTCGACGGCCTTCGGCAGGCGCTCGGATGACCATCGGAATACTGATCGGCTGGGCGCTCGCCGCGGGCGTCATCGGGCTCGTCTGGCATCTGGTCGCGTGCGCGGTCTACCCGTTCGCGTCGTGTGGCAAGTGCGGCGGCTCGGGCAAGCGCCGATCACCGTCGGGGAAGAACCACGGAAGGTGCCGGCGGTGCAAGGGCCACGGCGAGCGGGTGCGGTTGGGCCGGCGGGCGTGGACGAAGCTCGGCGCCGCGAAGAAGAGTCTGGTCGACTGAATTTCCGGTACCGCTTATTGACGCCAGACTGCACCGTCGGGCAGAATAAGCGGTACCGGAAATTCACTGAGAGGGCGCAGATCATGAGCATCATCAAGCTGATGGCAGGCCAGTTCGCCGACGACTCCACCGTCAGTGAAGAAGAGATCTACGAGGCCAACCGAACGGCGGGCAGCTTCAACACCGAAACCGCCGAATGGTGGGCCGCGACCGACGGCACCACCGACCGGGTGTGGCGTACACCATCCGGTCGGTGGGTCTACACCAGCAAGCACCGCGACTGCTACCTCACCATCGCGCAGGCCCGCGAATGGCTGGCCGCCCACGGCCACAGCGACGTCATCGTCAAATACATCGACCGTGAGCAGGATGGCCCCGGACGTCCGGAGATCGGCCCGGAAATCAAGTTCCGGGTGCCCGAGCAGGTTCGCGACGCCATCGACCAGATGGCCCGAGAGAACGGCGTTACCCGCGCCGACCAGCTCCGCATGATCGTGATGGACGTCGTTCCGCTCGGCTAACTTCACGCCCAAAAGCGCCCCCACCCCGCCGGAATGGCAGAGGTGGGGGGCGCTTCGGTGTGCCTTGACCTGCGGCGGCCCGCTGTACGGACTGCTGACGGCTTTTGATCTACCGCCGTGGGTGATTCCCTACGCCTGATGTGCGCCTGTGGCGCTTACGGGCGCGGTGACCTGGGTTCGGATGAACGCGGCCGCGGCGGCGCCGACGAACGACATGATCGCGGCCTGGCCTTCGGCGCTGATGTGCAGGCCGAATCCGACGGCGAGCGCGAGCAGCGCCTGGGCGAGGCCGAGCAGGGCTGCGACCTGACCGTCGCGCTTCACCCAGACGGCGACGATGAGGCCGGCGACTGCGGTGGCGCCGGCGTTGAGCCAGGCCTGGTGGTCGGCGTCGAGGTGGATGACGAAGGCGCCGAACAGGCGAGCGGCGGTGGCGAAGACGGTCAGCCAGAGCGCCGGGTCGCGGGAGAGTCTCATTAGGGGCTCCGATCTCGAGGGGCTTGCCGGAATTTGACGGACGTCCGATCAGTGGTGTCGCTTCCCCCGAACGGGCAGTAGCTATAGCGGACTATAGACATGAGCTATAGCTCGCTATAGAGTTGTGTCATCGAAAGCGACGACATCCCGGAGGACGAAATGACCACCCACATCGCCACCATCGGCACCGCGACCGACGTCGTCCTCGGCGACACCTGCGACCTGACCGTCTACCGGGCCAAGACCGAGATCAGCGCCTACCTCGGCAGCGACGAGGAAACCACCGAGTATGTCGCCGATGGCGACGCCACTTTCACCAGCGACCTCACGGTCCTGCTGGACGACGAGGACCGCGACGTGAAGGCCATGGCCGAGGCCGACGACATCCTGACCGCCCGGGGATACACGCGTACCAGCGATTGGGGGTTCGGCGGCAACGCCATGTACGCCGAAGTCGAGGCGGCCGACGAGGACCTGGTGAGGGAATTGACGATCGTGGCCGCTGAGATCGACACGAAGATGGCCCGTCGCGACCTGCTCGTGCAATCGCTGATGGACACCCCGGTGGCGCGCAAGCGGATCGCCGAGGCGGCCAAGCTGAGCGAGCCCCGGCTGTACCAGATCCGCGACGGACGACGGTAAGAGACGCTCCGGGCGTCCGGGCACCGGCCAGGCCGCGAATCCTGGCCGTAACCCCGGCGCCGGACCCGGGGGTCATGGGCTGTGGTGGCGCAGGGGCCGCCCGAACACCCGGAGCGGGTCTGTGGGGATTCCTAGACGCGCGGCGGCCACCACGCGGTGTGCTCCGCAGCCCCGTCGACGGACGGCCCGTCCAGCAGTCGCACCGAGGTCTTACTCAGCGGCGCGGCCGGGGTGTCGACGAAGACCCGCAGGTTGACCACCCATCCGCCGTCAGGGTGTTCGCCCCACACGCGGGTGATGACGGCCGGGGCCTCGCTCGATCCGTTGTTCAGCGCCGGATCGACGTGGGCGATGACCATCCGGCACAGGCTCGGCTTCTGCATTGCTACTCCTCCGAAGGGTTTACGGTGGCCCGGTGGACAAGCTGACCGGCCGCCAGCGGATGGCGGTCGCCAAGATTTCCGGGGCTGCCGAGTTGCTGACCATCGGCCGCTACAGGGACACGCCACGGGACCGGGCGGTCGCCCAGCTGCACGCGATCAGCGACGACCCGGCGGTGCTCGGCGCCGCCCTGGGCAATGTGCTGTACCGGATCGCGGTGGAGTCACCTGGCTATCAGGTGACGGCCGATCTGCTGCGCGCGGCCGGCGCCGATGAGGACGCGGCAGCGGCGAGGCTGGCGTGGCAGCGGGACCGGGCCAGCCGCAACGATGGTGGCTTCAGGTTGTAGCGCCTATTCGCAGTTCTTCGCAAGATCGATCCACGCTTGTGTGATCGTCTTGTACGTCTTGGTCGGGGGATTCGGCGGATCTTCCAGATACGCATCACGAATGGTGGTGATAAACGCACAGGACGCGGCCCTGTTTTGTGCCTGACGCTGCGCTTCCTGGGCAGCGTCTTTCGCATCCTGTTCGCGCTGAATCTGTAGCGCGCGGTCGATGGCTTTGTCGCTGGCCTGCACGGAGATACTGACCGCAGTGACCATGCACACGAGCATCCCGGCGATGACGATCAGGATCGAGTACATCGCCGAGTGCTGGACCCCATGCGCCGCGAGCACCTTCCGGAATGGGCTCAACTCTCACCACCCGAAGACGATGCGGGCAACGGACCGGGCTGCGATCCCGGCGGCGAGGAGGCCGAGGGCGAAGACGGCGAAGCGGTAGGTGTCCCAGAACGCCACGCGATCACGTGCAGGATTCCCGGCACGTTGGACATCAGCGCTCCGACCGTCAGTAGCTCGATGCTGACGGATGCTGGGGGGTCGAAGAAGATCCCCGCCTGCCTTGCGATGATCAACACTCCGAGAATGAAGATCACCGTGTCTCGGAACACCACCACCCAGCCTGGCCTGCTCACTCATGGTCCGCCGAACTGATCACACGAGACCGATCCGCCGGGGGTCACGCCGGCGAGCCGAACGCGTGCGCGAAAGCCTCGCGAACCGCCGTGGTGACCTCTTCCTGGCTGACCGGATCGGTGGTGTCCGGCATCCCGGCCAGAACGAGGGAGGCGACGCCGGGGGCGAGCGCGGCGGCCAGGGCCTGCTCGTCGACCGCATCCTTAGCGGCCAGCGCGGTGATCGCCGCCGTGAGCGACTTCCCCATCGCAGCGACGTCTTTGCGGAGTGCCCTGGTCTCATCGAGCGCGAGGCTGGCACGCGAGGCGTACCGCAGTGCCCACGCCACGGTCATTTCGGGGTTGTAGCCCGGCTTGCCCACCACGCCGGGGTTGACGTCGTTGGTGATCTTGTCGGCGTTCAGCAACTCGTCGGGCGTCATGTCGTCCTCCTCGGGAATCAAGCCGATGTGCTGCAGCCAGCGGGTGGCGAGCCGGATCATCCGGTGGCCGTCCGCGTCGCGGAACTCAGACTCATGGGTGTGGAGCAGGTGGGAGCTGTCACCGGTCGTGCGGCGGCCTTCGCGGTCCCAGCGCTTCACGACCTTGCCGTCGGGCGAGTAGATGACCTCGCGCAGATCAGCGGTGTCCGGGTCACCGGCCTTGCACAGCCCGACCAACCAGACGCTGTAGTCGCGCAGATCGTACGTCCCGCGCGCGGTCGTGACCTTGAAATAGCCGATGTCCATCGCGGACGCGTAGTTGTCCAGGCCGCGCTTGTCGCGGGGCGACTCGTCGACGGAATACCGGTGCCCGCTGGTACGGATCTGGTCCTTGCCCAGGTGGTAGCTGTCGCCGCCCTCGGCATGGCTGGCGTCGCCGACGATGCCGGCCTCGGCCGGGTCGAGGTCCACATCGACGGTCTTGCCCGGGTGCAGATCCAGATACTGCAGCAGCAGCGCCCGTGCCGCCTTGTGGTTGGCCTTCGCGGTCGTCATTCAGGTCCCCTGGCAGGCGATCGAGTTAGCGGCGGCCGCGGCGGCAGCCTGGGACAGGCGCCCGGCGTCGCCGGCGGACGCGGTCACGTACGCGGCGGCCTCGGCCAGCCACTGGTCGCCCATCTCGCACCAGAGCGTCGTGCTCGGATCGGCGAGGCCCTGCGAGCCCGGACCGCCCGGGGTGGACACCAGCTGCAGGTGCGCACGGCGGCCCTGGTCGTCGGTGGCCGCGCCGGACAGTCCCGAATACACGCCCGCCCTGCCCACCGGGTAGGTGAGGAAGTACAGCGAGCGGGCGGTGTAGGCGCCGTGGTCCGGGTCCTGCTCGACCGTCTGCCCGTCGATATACGGCCAGCCTGCCCAGTCGCTGCGGTACGCCGTCACCTCGCGGCGGGTGATGTCCACGACCAGCTGCTGCAGGCCTGTGCGGCCGAAGCCTGCCGCGCTGGCCTGGGTGAGGTAGTCGGCGGCGCCCGCGGAGACGTTGTGCACGCAGTAGGCCGCGTCATTGGCCGATCTGGAGTAGGTGAGGCACTGACCGGTCGAGTTCGTGAGCCGCGTCGTGCCCGAAACGAGCAGCCGAGTGATGGCCTGCAGCGGCTCCGGGTCGGTGAGCGCGCCATGCTTCCACGCCTCGAGCAGCGCGGGCCCGACGTGGCCGGCCAGCGTCACGGTGTACGTCGTGCTCGCGGGATTGGTGGTCCCGTCTTGGAAGGCGTCCCAGGGGATGCTGACGCCCCAGCCGCCGTCCGGGTTGCGCAGCGCCATGATGGCCGAGATCAGGCTGGGGATCTGCGAGTCGCCCCAGCCGTACAGCCGGCCGGTCGCCAGCAGCGCATTGCTGAAGATCATCGCCTGGGATGAGGCAGGCGCCGGCGCGAGCTCGTACGCGTCCAGCGCCGACACGGCGACGGCCCGCCACTGCTGCGACCGTGTCAGGGGCGGAGTCGGCGCGGAGTCCGACGGGCTCGGGTCCGCCTGAATCGGGGCAGCCAGAAGGGCCGCCGCGGTGAATGCGGCGGCTGCGGTGCGCAGCATGAAGTGCTCCTAGCGATGGCAGGAGTGGTGGAAAAAGCGCGCCTAGCGGCGGCGTACGGCCGGGCGCTTGACGAGCGCGGCCATGGCCCGGGCCACGGACGGCGAGAACGAATCGAGGTCCAGCGTCGCGGCGGCCTCGGACGCGGAGTAGCTCGTGGCGGCGATCTTGAAGATGGTCAGGCCGTCACGCCCGTCGGAATTCAAGGCGCTCGGGTAGCTCTCCACGCCACGGACCCGGATGAGGTTGCCGGGGCGGATCTCCCACGGCATGACCATCCGGCCGGTCAGCGTGTCGAGGATCGGCGTGCGAACGGTCAGGCTGCCCTGGTTGATCGGGAACCTGTGCTCGGCCATGTACTGGTCGCCGACCTGACCGGCATTGGTCGACGTGCTGGCCTCATCGCCCAGATCGACGAACGCAACGCGGTCGAATCCTGCGGCGGTCAGGTCGGGCACCGACTGAGAGCTGACCCTGATGTGTGTGGTGCCCCGATTGCGGTACCGCACAGCGATCTTGTTGAACACCGTGTTGCCGGAGGCGGGCGAGGTGAAGCCGTCGAGCACGTCAGCCTCGTACCGCACGGTGCTCGGCCAGGGCACCCACTCGAACTTGAACTTGTCACCGTTGTTCGGGTTGGACTCCCACAGGTGGTATGTGTAGCCCTGCTCGAACTGGATTAGGTCTTCGAGCACCTTCGCCGGGGTGACGCCGTCCGGGTAACAGAGCTGCTCGATCAGGTACGAGGTGGTGAAGATGGCCGCGTTAGGGCCGTCGACCGTCGCGCCGAGGATCCGGCCCAGCAGGTCCTCGACCACCTGGTGCGCGAGCACCATGTCCGAGGTGTACGAGGCACCGGTCAGCAGTTCGTTGCCGGACTTGTCGTAGCGGGTCGCCAGAAGATTGACGCCGGAGACCTGCAACCACCACGTGTCAGCCGAGACGCTCGACGCCGCACCTGTGTAGTGAAACCGGATGATGGGCCGGTTGCGGCCAGCCGTCCAGTCGGTGCCGATGACTTTGGTGGTAGCGCTCGACGTGGTGGAGAACGTGGTGGAGAAGGCAATGTCCGCCGCGCCCACGCCGGCCGTGGCGGCGTACATGGAGTGGGTGATGTTGGCTGTCGTCAGCCCGCAGTCGTAGTTATAGCTGAGCCGGCCCATCTTCTGGCCGGCTTCGGCGAGACCGCGATGCGCGGCCACTGTCCGGGACGGGATTGCGCCATCGACCGAGGTGCCCTGCGGAATCCGCAGGAACATCACCGGAACACCGGTGTCGTTGACGTCGCCGACCTGCTCGACACTCGACGCCTGGGTCGCATTGTCGACCTTGTCCCAGCGGGTCATGTCGGTGTCGACCATGTAGTACTGCCGGGTGTCGTCGGACAAGTGCGCCTGCCCGCCGACCGCGGCCAGGGCGTACGTCTCGCCATCGTCGCCCGCTGACCGGCCAGGATCCTGTAGGCGGCCCTCCCAAACCGTGGCGCCGGTGCGGCCGTCGTAGACGTAGAGCCGGCCGAACTGGGCGATCTCTCCGGGCATGAACCGCAGCGGCCGATGCAGCGACAGGGTGCACGTGTCGAAACCGCCCGGCGACGTCGAGCCGAACACCAGATCGGCGACCTCGTTCGTGATGTGGACGTCGCGCGTCGACGTACGCAGCCGAACGGACAGCGGCACCGGCAGGCTCATGACGCCGCCGGACGGAAGCCACCGAGATAGCGGGGGTAATAGCTGCACGTGAGCACGTGGGTCGCGGTGACGGAGTCGCTCGTGCCGGCCGACGCCACGCCGGTGCCGAGGTCGCGGACGAAGAAGACGCGGTTGGCGCGACCGGGCGTGATCATCAGTCCTCCGCCCGCGATCTCGATGGTCTCCGTCGTGCGGATGTAGCCGGTCGTGTCGAGGCAGTACGCGGCCGGACGGGCGCCACCCTCAGCGATGTAGATGTCGGTCGAGAACGCCTGCAGCGTCGGCCACTTGACGAATTCCAGGCGGTCGTCGGCGGGCATGAACAACAACAAGTCCATGTCGAAGGTGCCGGTGCCGGAGTTGCGGCGCACGTACACCGCAAGGAACGTGCCCTGCACGGCCAGCTCGACGCCGGACAGGCCGTCGGTCACCGGGTCATAGCCTGCGGGGAACTGGATCAGGCCGAGGTCCAGGTACTTGATTTGCACATCGCCGGGCACGCGCACGATGTCGTTGGAGATGACCGGCGAGCTGGTACCCCACTGCAGTTGAACGTCGATCGAATCGGAAGCTGTGTTCTGCCGACACCGCAGGAAAACCCGGTACGTGCCCCGGTAGTCGTTCGAACTCCCCGACGGCCACGGGTTGATCGACAGGCGCTGCTGGCCCGACGGCGTGCCGAACGTGCATCTGGAGTAGTTGTTGCCGCTGCCCGAGAATGAGGCGCTGTTGGCCTGCGTCGTCGTGTCCGTGCCCTGCGTCATGGCCTCGGCCTGCAGGAAGAACGGGACGTTCGCCGGGGTGCCGCGGCGGCGGACAGCCAAGCCGGAACGCAGCCGGCCCGTCGCGCCCAGACTGCCGGTGCCGTTGGTGATGGCGACCGTCAGCGGCGTCTCGACGTCGCCCTTGGGGCTGGCGATGTCCAAGAACATCCCGTTGCTGCCGGCGGCCGGATTGTTGGTGACGGTGACCGGCGACAAGGTCTCCTTCAAGCCGAGCGCGAACGGCTCGGCCAGCAGCGTGACAACGAGCTCGCGGCCGTTCGGTGTGAACGTGACCGAGTCGGGCCCGCTGCGATACGTCCGGAAGAACACCGGCGCCGACGTGCCTGCCTGGTAGCGCAAGATGTTCGTCGGCCGGTCCAGTTCCCGCACCAGTAGTTGCAGCTGAGCGGCGGCGTTGTCCGGGCTCATGAACGCGCCGTTGCTCATCGGCTGCAGGACCAGCACGATCGTGCGATTGTCGTACGAGGCGCTGGTCGGGGTACCGCCGTCAGCGAGCAGCGTCGACGGGATCGACCGCTTCAGCGGCGGCGGATCGAAGCGGGTGCCGTCGCGCAGGTTGAACGGGCCCTTGGTGCCGCCGGACATGTCGAGGCGCACCGTCGGGCTGGCCGCGATCGAGTCGACGAACGCCAGGTAGTGCTTCTCCATCAGAAGGACCCCCGCGCGTATTGGTCGATGCGGGCGCCCAGCTCACGGTTCACCGCGGAAGCGATCTGGCCGGGCGTCAGATTCGAGCCGTTGATGTTGATGACCGGCGCGAGGGTCACGGTGGTCGTCGAGCCGCCGCCGGCGGCACCGCCGAGGTGGACGCCGGGCAGCACCGTCTCCGGGCGGCCACCCTCGCCGAATGAGTAGGTGTCGCCGGACACTCCGATGCCGAAGACCGGTTCACGGATGACGCCGCCGTCGCGCATCGCGACGTGATCGTGCGCGTTGCCGCCCGCGAAGTTGTGCTGCTGCCAGACCGCACCGGTGTACGTGTGCCTCCGGCCGTTAAGGATGTTCAAATCCTGATATGGGGAGATGAACTCCTTGATCCGGCTCTTGTAACGAAGGTTGAACCACTCGGCCAGCGGCCGGCTGGGCGGGAAGTCCACGGCCCGGCCGACTGCGTGATAGCTACGGTTGCCGGTCAAGGTAACCGCACCGGGCCGGTAGTCCGACAGCACCGCCATGCCGGGGAATGCGGCCCGCACGGCGGACTCGATCCACCGATACGTCATCCCGCTCGGCGGACCGACGGCGCCGGCAACCTCTTTCGGCGACGGGATCCGGGTCATCGACGCGGTGGTCGGGAAGGGCCACGTCACGCGGCCGCCGCGGTCGTAGCCGGGGGTCACTTCGCCAGTGAGGTTCATCTTGTCGAGCAGGCCCGGGTTCTCCCGCTCGATCTTGCGGCGCGAGCTCTTCTTGATGACGTACTCGTCGGCGTGCACGATGCCCGCAGGGTCGAGCGTGTCGCCCGGTCCGGTCCAGCCGCCGGCGTCGAAGCCGAACATGCGCCGCGCCGGGGCGGGCAGCTGGGTGCCCTTCTTGAGCGCCGATTGCACCTGTGACAGCAGGGCGAGCTTCTGCCCGGTGGGCTCGTAGTTGGTGAGGGTGATCCTGGTGGTCACATCGTCGGGCATCTTCGCGTACGCCGCGATGAGCTTGTCGACCTGACCCTTGGTCAGACCGGACTGGCGCAGCGTCTTGCGCAGGTCGCCGATGTACGTGTCGTACGTCTTCGACGCTTCCTTGACCGAGCTGGTCTCCTCGTACTTGGCCTGCGCCGCCTTGGCGGCCGCCTCGGCGGCGTTACCGACCGCGATGCGGTTCTTCAGGGCCGCCTCGGAGTTGCCGTCGATGGCGTTCTTGTTGGTCTTGAACGACTTGGCCACATCGTCGATGGTGGTCTTCGCGGCGAGCGCAGCCTTGTCGCTGGACAACATCGCACCGTGCAACTGGTTCCACACGTCGGTCAGGGTCTGCCCGGCCTGGATCGCTGCGTCGAGGGCACTGGTCATCGTCTTGGCGTTGGCCTCGCTGGTACCGAAGCCTTTCGCCAGCCCGGTGTTCGCCGTCGCGGCGCTCTGGCTGGCGGCCGCGTAGTCGGGCAGCATCCCGGTGAGGATTTTGAACTGATCGGCGGTCAGCGTCCCGGACGCGGCCAGCTGGTCCAGGAAGATCTTCGCCTGGTTGGCGCCGCCCGACTTGACCAGCCCGGCCAGGGCGGTGTCGAGGTCCTTGATGTCCTGCACGGCCTGCGGGTCGACCGGGTTCCAGTTCGCGGTCGCCTCCGCGGCCGTCAGCCCCGCGGCATAGTCGGCCTGCGCCTTGGCAAGGTCTGCCATGCCCTTGGTCACCGAGGAGGCGTCCTGGCCGATCTTCTGCAGCTGGGCGCCGTAGTGGCTGGCCAGCTCACCGGTGGCCTGGCCAGTGGCGGCGAAATCCTTGATCGAGGTGGTCAGCGCGTCGATGTCGGCCTTGACCGGGGCGTGCTTCTTCTGAACCCAGTCACCGAACGCCTTGAAGCCCTCGAACAGCACGCCGACGCCGAGGCCGGCCACGCCGAGCGTACCGGCGACCTTGCCAATCCCGCTGAGGGCCGACACCGCGGACACGCCGGCCGGGCCCATCTTGGTGAGCTCGCCGATGAAATCGGTGACGGTCTTGCGTGCTTTCAGCAGACCGGTCGCACCGAGGAGGCCCGCACCCGACAGAGCCGTCACCCAGACGACGCTCTGCTGCAGCCAGCCGGGCAGATCCGCAAAACCGTTCACCAAGCCGTTCGCCGCCTGGGTAAGGCTACGCAGACCGCCGTTTGCGCCGGAGCCCGCCTGGATGGCCAGGGTCTCGATGGATCCCTTGAGCCGCTCCAGGTCACCGGCCAAGTTGTCCGTCTTGATCTTCGCGGTGTCGGCCGCGTAGCCCGAGTCGTTCGTCTTGTCGATCCAGGTCTGAATGCCCGCCGCACCCTGCTGATAGAGCACACTCGCGGCGCGGGTGGCGTCCGAACCGAAGATCTGCGCCAGCGCGTGGGCCCGCTCCGCCTGGGTCAGCCCACCCAGCTTGTCCTTCAGCTGGCCGGCCAGCGCGGTGATCCCGATGAAGCCGCCCTGCGCGTCGTAGGCGGAGATACCCAGCTCGTCCATCAGGTCCTGGGTTTTGCCTGACGGGGCCTGCAACGCCTGCAACATCGTCTTGAAGCTGGTGCCCGCGTCGGAGCCGGTCAGGCCGGCACTCGCGAACGCGGCCAGCGTGCCCGTGGTGTCCTCGATGGTCAGGCCGGTCCCGGCGGCGACCAGCCCGGCCTGGTTCAGGGCCGCGCTCATGTCAGCGACCGATCCCTGCGCCTTGCCTGCGCCCGCGGCGAGCAGATCCGCGACGTGCGGCAGATCTTTGCCCTGCAGCTTGAACTGCGTCATCGCCGACGCGGCCGTCTCGGCGGCATCACCGACTGCGATCTGGCCGGCCGCGGCGAGATCGAGGGCGCCCTTGAGGCCACCACCGAGGATGTCCGCCGTGGACACGCCGGCCTTGGACAGTTCCTCGATGCCCTTGCCCGCCTCGGTGGCGCTGTACTGCGTGTCCTTGCCCGCCTTGATGGCGGCCTTGCGCAGCAGGTCCATCTCGGCCGCCGGCGCATGGGTGGCGGCCGCGACCGAGCTCATCTGCTTGTCGAAGTCGGCGGCCATCTTCACCGCCACAGCGGCCACCCCGAGCAGGCCGACACCGAGCACGGTCGCCTGGTGGGTGACCCTGTCAAGTTTGCCCGCCTTGGATGCCTTGTCCAGCTCACCGGTGAACCCGCGGGTAAGCCCACCCGACTCGCGAATCTTCCGGTTGTAACTGGCGGTCTCCGCCTCGAGCTTCACACCGACGGTACGCACTCAGCCCACCGCCTTCCGCATCGAGATCCGCCACAACCGGGCAGGGGCATCCGGGTTGTCCTGCGTGCTGCCGGCCTTCGCCCGTTGCGCCTCAAGCAGTGCCGCACACGCCCGGCACGTCGTCGACCGGGCGGAGTACTCAGGCCCGTCGTCCTCATGTGTGGTGGTCTCAGCGATCGGATACCCGCACCCACCAGGGCACAGCGACGACCGGTACACGGCCAGGGCGAGGATCTCGGCGACGTCCTGCTCCGTCCATTCCGGCTCCCGGCTGGTCACCGACCGCGCCAGCCGACCCCGCCGGTCGTAGGTATAGCGGGTCGTGCTGGTCGGCTCCCGGCCGTCGAGCCGCGACGGAGCGACACCGAGACGGTCAGCCGCCTCTACTCGCCGCCGGAACGCTTCTTCACGAACGAGGCGGCGCGCGAGAAAGGGACATCGATGGCTCCGGCGTTGAGGACCCACGCCGTGTAGGCCAGCTCCTGGAACTGATAGTCCGTCAGCAGGCCGTCCTCGACAGGCTCGCCCGCTGCCTCCCGCCGCGCCCGCTCAGCATCGTCGTCACCGAGCAGCTCCCGCCAGTCGTCATCGTCCAGCACCGGCTCGACCAGCGCGGCACGGATCAGCGCCGGGTAGAACGTCTCCCGGTTCACCCCGAGAACGGCGTCCTCCTCCAGCGGGTTCCCGTCCTCGCCGCGGCGCGGTGGGTGTGCGTTCCTCAGTGCCCGGAACTTCGGGCCGCCCATCGCCCGTACCCGGAAGTTGTCGGTGTGCTCGCTCATCTCGGCCTGCAGGGCTTCGATGCGTTCGACCAGCGCCCCGGTGCCGCCTCCCTCGAGGGAATCGTCCGGCTGGTCCTGTATCCGCTTCAGGGCCCGGTCGGCTTCCTCCCACTCGGCGACCAGGTCACCGCGCAGACAGATCGGCACCGACCGCTCCGGCGCGCGAGCCTGCTTGAGGCGTGTCTTGTAGGCGCTCACGATGCGTCGTTCTCCATGCTCTGGCGGACCTGGCGGCGTGAGTGCGGGGCCGGCGCCGCCAGACGACCGGCCCCGCACGAAGAAGCCCCCCACGCGGGAGGGCCGTCGACGGTGGGTACGGACTACGCGACCGCGGCGCGGATCGTCGGCTGGCCGGTCAGTTTGACAGGGATATCGAAGCGTTCCGGCATGTTGTCGTCCTGATCGAGCCAGGACGTCTCGGAGCAGATCACGGGGAACACCGCGAGCGGCTGTGCCGACGCGAACGCCGTCGCGGCCGCGAGGCTCTTACGGCGCGTAAGGAAACCCGCCACGTCCGGCAGCATCGTCGCGTACACGGTGTCCGTGCCGGACTGCTTCTTGAACCGCAGCCTCGGGCCGTTGAGGCTTCGGCGTCCGTTCGTGTTCGTGTCGAAGGTCGACTCGATGTTGGACGTCGGCGCGTCCGCGGTGTCGATCTGGAAACCGGTCGCGCCGTCCTTGGTCATGTACTGGCTGATGCGGATGCCCGCGTTCAGTTCGGTCGTGGTGGGCGCACTCTGGATGGCGATGGCCGGGACCCAGTCCCAACGCTCTTTGCCGTCGCCGATGATGTCTGGCATCGACTACTTCTCCTTCGTCTCGCCGCCGGCGGCGGAAGCCTTGGGCTTGCTGGTCGTCTCCGCCTTATCGGCGGCCGTAGGCGTGGGCTCTGGTACGGCTCCCGGCTGATCGCGGTTGAACGGGCTCTCCGGCTCGGCCGGAGCCCCGGGCTGCCAACCCTTCGCCTTCCACACCGTGTCGAGAATCCCGGCGGGGAACGCCGCGGGAACGTCGATGCCCTCGTGGCGGCACCAGACCAGCTCGGTCCCGGTCGGCTCGCCAGCCTCAACCCAGCCGAGTCCGCGCCACCGGTCACGCTCGGCGGCACCCTCGACGAGGGCCTTCCTACCGGTGTCGTCAGCCAGCCAGTACGTGCTCTTGTCGGTCATCGCGTTCACCCCTCAGGCCTTGTAGATCTCGTAGGTCACGCCGGTCAGCGCGCCGCTGAACGTGACCGTCGCGACCCCGGTGGCCGGGTTGATCGCGGAGAGCGGCACGAGCAGTTCCCGGTTGCCGGTTGCGGGCGTGGCGTACGACGGGGCGGTGCCCGGGTTCGCCGACGGTGTGTAACCGGGATCCAGCGGCGACACGTTCGTGAGGGTGCCGGTCGTGATGACCCGCATCCGCATTCCGGTCGCGCCGAAGCAGCCGGTGCCGAGGAACGTCTCGGATGCGGTCGGAGTGATCGGCACTGGCGTCGTGAATCCGCCCGCCGTGACAGACGGCGCAGTCGATTGGAGCGCCATGCGGCGCACCCCTTTCTGACGATGGACAGGGTGAAGCCGCCGGACGACCGGCGAGCACTGGTGAGCGGAAGGTCAGCCCGGGATGGACTGCAGGACGTGTGCGACGTTTTACAAGGTCACCGCATACAATGGAACGCGTGGCGAACCCCTGCGTAGATCCCGAATGTGAACGTCGAGCCGACGCCCGCGGGATGTGCTCGATGCACTACCGACGCTGGTATCGGGCGCTTGGTCGTGAGGGCCGTCGACTTCGAATGTCGCCGATGAATCGGTTCATGCGACAGGTCAACAAGAGCGGGCCCATACCTGACTACCGCCCGGATCTGGGGCCGTGCTGGCTCTGGATGGGATTGGTCGGCGATCAGGGCTACGGCAGGTTCACGGTTGGTAGAACATCGCCCCGCAACGCCCATCGGTGGCTTTGGGAGCAGATCAACGGGCCAGCGTCACCGAAACTGCATCTCGATCACTTGTGTCGCGTCCGCCTATGCGTAAATCCCGACCACACCGAGCTGGTGACGCATGCCGTTAACATCCGGCGCGGCACCCCGAGCAGATGGAACGCGGCTAAAACCCGCTGCCCACAGGGCCACCCGTACGACGATGAGAACACCGGCTGGAATCAAGCCCGAACGGTCCGGCGTTGTCGGAGCTGCAACCGGGATCGCATGCGGCAGAGACCAAAACGCCAACAGGCTAACCGGGTATAGAGGCCAAAACATAGGTATCGATCTGATCCATGACCGTCGAACCGGTCGTCTCGTCGCGTTGCGGCGGCATACCCGGCTCACGCTCGATCTGGAAGCAGGACCGGCCGGACACCGTCGGTGTCACGTTGTAAAGCGCGGTCCGGACCCGGTCGGCGACCATCCGTGCCGCCTGCGCGCTCGCGCCAACGCAGTGGCAGGTCGCGGTCAGCACGAACACGTACGGCCGTGCCTCGAAGTCGTCCTCGGGATCGTTGCTGTCGAAGTAGACGAGCACGTACGGGGAGACGCTCGGGTCGGTGCCGTTAGGCACCTTGCCGTCGTGCACGTTCAGCGGTGGCGCCGCATTGTCGGCGTCCAACAGCGCCAGGACCACGGCGGCGTGTTCGTCGATCACCGGTGGTCACCGATCGCGTCGACGGCGACCTTCTCCAGGAAGCCCATCCACACCGGGACTTCCTTATCGGCCGCGGGCCGCCAGTGCGGGATCGGCGCACTCGTGGGGGTCCCGTACTCCGCTACCCAGTCGAGCTTGCCCTGTGGCCGCTCATGCTCGGCGCCGACCTCGCCGACGACCAGTGATCCCTTCGTGGCCACGTCGTACGTGAAGGAGCGCCCGAGGTGCGGCAGGTGGGAGATCCCGGCGACCCGCTTCTGAGCGTCCTTCTTCATCTGGTTGCAGGCCATGCCGGTGACCTTCGCGACCTCTTTGGTGATGTCCACGCCGGCGCGTTCCAGATCGGCGGCTAGCTCGTCGAAGCCGAACTTCTCAACGATCACGAAGTCACCTCCAGGACGGTCACCCGGCGCGCGGTCAGATGCGTCTTGCGCAGCACGTCGCGCACCGTGAAGACCCTGCCCACCAGGTCGGCGTCGCCAGAGGCGGTGACGGTGATCTGGTCGCCTTCCAGCAACCCGAGCACCGACATAGGCAACTGCACCTCGTGGCGTTCGACGATCACAAACGCCTCGCCGACATCTGCGCCCTGACGGGTGATCGCATTGGATTGCACCCGGCACTTGCCGGTGTAGAGCGTCGACCAGGCCGGGGTGACGACGCCGCCCGCGCCGGTGGTCTCGCCGGTCTTGTGCTTGATCACGCAGGCGTCGGTCATCAGTCGTTCGGCGGCGGCCCGGCCCTTCAGCGTGGCGGTCAAGGCGGTCACCGATGCCCCCTATGGTCGCGTCGTAGTGCCAGAGGTCGGCCGCGTCGTGGTGCCGGTGTTCGGGCGGACGGTGTCGGCCATGTTCTCCTCAGTCCGTCAGGCGGTGTGGATCAGCCGACAAGGACACCCCGGTAGGAATTGGCGACGGCGGCCGCCGATGGGGCCAACTGCAGGCCGCCACCGGTGGTGGCGTAGCGGACCGCGTAGTCGTCGATGGTCTCGCTGACGACGGCGCCGACCGGGATCTCGTAGGCCTGTGCCGCCGTCTCCAGCACCGCACCTTTCACTTCGTCCGGGGCGGTGATGTAGCCGTGGGTGTAGTCCACCTCGATCAGGTCGGGCGGGAACGCCCAGCGATAGCCGAACCCGATCAACCGGTACAGGACGTTGCCGATGCGCGTGTAGTCGACAATCGCCGTCCCGTTGATACGCACCGCCGACACAGCTGTGACGGGGGTGTGCGGCAGATAGATCCGGTAGTTGGCGGTGCCGTCAGTGCTCGCCACCGAGTAGGTGACGCTGTTGGACTCGAATCGGGTACAGGCCCGGTCGGCGAACAGGTCCGACGCGATCGTCAGGACCAGCGTCGCGGTGGCCGTGTCGACGTCCTTCTGCAGATAGGAGGCCAGCTCATTCGCGGTTGCGTACATCGCCATGCCGGCCTCCTACCTCTTGGCGGCGGCCAACTGCTCGCAGGCGACGACCACGATGGCAATGTCAGGCAGTCGCTCTTTCAGTTTGGCGCTGAAGCCCTGCATCTGCTCCGGATTGGTGTCCGGCCGCACGCGCAGGATCAGCGTGTCGCCCGGCCGGACCGTGACCGCCTCCTGGGCTACGACTTCCAGGTCGTCCGTCATTTGTCGGCCGGCCTGGTGCGGGACTTGTCGGCTGGTCTGTCGGCTTGCTTCGCGGCAGGCTTCGGCGGATCCAGCAGGCCCACCTTGCGGGCCACGTCGGCGGGGATCTCGTCGCCCTTTGCGTATACCAAGGTCTCGGCGTCGAGGTCGCCGGTGGGGACGAAGCGCCCGTCCGCGGTGCGCCAGTAGTGGCGGTCGGCGATCACTTGTAGAACACCACCACTCGGAACTTGCCTGCGGTCACCGTCGCAGCAGCGATCGTGATGGTCAGGCTGCGCGCTGCCGTGGTCTTTACGGCCGTCGTTCCGAATGAGGGAAGAATCGCGACGATACCGCTGCCGGTCGTGGCGTAGACGGTGAAAGCTGTGGCCGCGGCCTTGATGTCACCCGCTGCCTCCGAGTTGACGCCGACGGTCGCGGCTCCGCCGGAGGTGAGCGTGGTCAGGACCTCGATGTATCCACCGACGATGACCGCACCGGCGGGGATCAGGTTGGGTAGCGTACTACCCGTTTGGCGGAGGGTGATGGTGCTGATCGCGCCGCCGTCGACCGCGAAGTCGTACTCCGCCTGAATCGTCTTTTCGGCAGTGGCGCCCGGGGTGACTGTCATGTCGTTCTCTTCCTACTCAAGTCCGCAGCACCGACAGGACGACATCCGCGCCCGCCGAACGGATCGCGTACAGGACATCGCCAGGCTTGACGAAGATGGTCACGGCCGCCGGTGTTGCCGAGCCGGGCAGAGGAAATCCGGCACCCGCGGTCACGGCCGACGTGCCGAGGTCTGCGCCGTTCGTTCCATCAAGATTCTTGACGGTCAGATAGCCGCCGTCCTGGGTGCCGGTGTTCAGGGCGACCGCGGTCGTGCTGACGGTTATCCGTTGCGCGCTGATGGCCATGTCCGCTCACCTTCTGTCCAGGCGGGGGAGCGGCCGGAAACGCTCCCCCGCCTTGTCGACATGGATCAGAGGCCGGTGACTGTACAAATAGCCGCCGGCCGATAGACCACGAAGGCCACGCGGACGTCAGCCCTAACCGCCTGCTTGCCCTCGACGAAGAACGTCGAGTGACTGTTGCTGACCTGCACATTGAGACCGCGGCGGGTGTACAGCGCGGTGTAGCGCAACAGGTCGGCCACCAGTGCGGTACCGGCCGTGAGCGTCTCCGTCTGTGCGACGGGCAGGCCCCAGATCTGCTCCGGACCGGCCGTCGACGGCGAACCCCAGATGTAGTTGCCGTTGGCGTCCTTGAGCAGCCGGATGTTCTGCCAGTCGGTCGAGTGGATCAGCACCGCCGACGGGACGGCGCGACCGGTCACCCGCACCTTGACGATCGCCTTCAGGATGGCGTCCGGGGAAGCATCAGTGCCGCGGGCCTGGGTGGAGATACCCACCACGTTGACCATGCCGCGCAGGTTCGGCGAGGTGCCGTCACCAGACACGATCTGGCCGTCGAGACGCTGCTGAACCATGAACGGCAGCCGCGAGTCGAGGTACTGTTGCGCGCCCGGGATGTCCTCCAACTGCTCGTCGGTGACCGGCAGGAAGGTGGTGACCTTCCGCACCGCCGACGTCCGCTCGGTGAACGCCAGCGCCGACTCCGGGTAGGTGCCCGGCGTGCCCTGGACGGACTCCAGAGTCTCCGCCGCGGAGTTGGTGAAGGTCGTCTCCTCCATGAACACCACCGAGGTCTGCGTGGTGGACAGGGACGGGATCAGATCGGTGACCTGGACCGGGCGCTGCGCCGACGGGATCACCACGTCGGTGCGCACAGCCTGCGGCGCCCAGCCGGCACCGGTCGACATGACCGTCTTCAGCTCGACGTCGAGCATGCTCTCCGGGCCGATCAGCGAGCCGTTGCGGGACTTTCGGCCGATGCCCTCGTAGCTGTACAGCTTCTTGTAGGACTCCGACTCGACGAACAGCTGGCCGGCGGTCTTGAGCTGCGGCGGCCCCGCCTGGTCACCGTTCTCCGACCCGTTCTCCCGCCGATCGACGCTCTTGGTGGAGTCCTCGACTGCCTTCTGCACAGCCATCAGATCGTCGACCTCCTTCTGGAGGTCACCCATCTCGTCGTTGAGGGCACGGATGTGGGAGGCGACGCCCTTGGCGTCGCTGACGCCGGACACCGACTTGACCTTGGACAGGTCGAGCTCGGGGCCGGCCTCGTTGAAGATGGCGTGCACCTCGTCGCGCTTGGCGTCGAGGCGGCCCTGTGCTTCCTTCAGCGCGGGAAAACTCATGGTGTCTGCTCTCCGAGAGTGCTGCGGAGGAAGCGGAGGTACTCGTGTGCCGCTTCGTCCTCGATGGGTGTGAGCAGGAACTTCAGCCGCCGCAGATCTGTGTCGAGCCAATCCATCAGCTCGCTGGAACCGATCGACAGCGGGGTCCGTCCCTTCTTCGCGCGGAGAGCTACGACTTCCGACGCACGGTCGAGCAGGTTGTCCAACTCGCAGAGGACGAGCGACAACTCATCGTTGAACTTCAGGCCGTCCGCCGGGCCACTACGAAGCTCCGGCAGTTCCCGGTCCGCGTCCCGCAGGTGCGCGGCTAGGTGGTTGTACACGCCCTTGCGGTCCGCTTCAGGTATGGAAGCGCCACCGCGGACGCCGTTGAGGGCGGCGATGTGCTTGATGCAGGCGCGAACGCTGGCCGGACCGCCGACGGCGGAGTGATGTGGGAAGCGGTACGACGCCTTCAGCTCCGGGTCGCCGTCGGGATCGACCCACGCGAATACCGAGCGCAGGTCCGACACCGAGGCATCCGGGGCGATTCCCTTGACGGCCGCGTGAACATCCCATGGCCCGGACATCACTTCCGTGTCATGCGGCTTGATGGCGGCCTTGTACTCAAAGCCCACGGGGGCACCTCCGGCATTGATTGGGCTAAGACCCTTTGTCGCGAGCGTTCGGGTGTTGACGCCGGCGCCCTTCAGGACAGGCGAGAACTCGTCGACTGCGAGCCGCTTCAGGTAGCGGACCTGCTTACCGGCTACCTCGCCGTAGTCGGCTTCGATGACCTGGTATCCGTACGACCACTCGCCGAGACCGGCGAGCTGCTTGACCGTCAGGAACGCGTCGCGGCCGTGGGTGGTGTCCATGAAGAACTGGCCGTCGAGAATGGCCTCTTTGCCGCTGACCCGGATACGGCCCTTGCCGACCGGAAGGGCTCCGGTCCATGAGGTGTGGCCGTACTGCGAGATCGGCGCCTCGGCGCCACCTTGGAAAGCGTCCTTCAGGGTGATGTCGCCGTCGGAGTCCAGCACGTCGAAGGTGGAGAACACGGCAGTGACCTGCCCCAGATCTTCACTCTTGATCTCGATGTGGGAGAAGCTCTTAGCGTCCATTCATCGCACCATTCATCGAGGCGGGCGTCGGTCCGGAGCCGTTCGGCGAGATGATCGGCTCGCCGAGGGTGGGCATCGCCGACGCGTCGGCAGGCGGCTGCAGTTGCACGCTGAACAGGCCGGAGTGACGCAGCAGGCCCGGGTCGCGGGCCTGCAGCGCGGCGATCGCGCTGTCCGGCTCGTACCCTGCGTCGGTCCACTGCCGAAGGGTCTGGGCCTGCAGGAACAGGATCTCCGCCGCGTCCTTCTCGTCCTCGCGCAGGAACGGGATGTCCCGATCGTCATACCAGAGCCGGGCCCCACTGGGCGCGGTGACCAGCGCGGCAAGACTCGCCGCGGCCTTCGCCCACAGGTCGCGCATGGTCGAGTCGACGAACAACCGCCGGGCGGCCGAGAAGTTCCCTGCGTTCAGCGACGAACCCTGCAACCCCTCAGAAATCCCGAGGATCGCGGCGGGCACCCCCGCGGCGACTGCGAGCCGGTTCTCGCCGGCGCCCTGGGTGACTTTGAAGTCCATCTGCTTGAAGTCCATCGACAGCGGTGTGACGTCGGCGCCGCCGGCCAGGAACATCGTCTTGTAGGCGTTGTCGGCACCGCGGTGGGCGTCGTTGAACTTCTGCACGAACAGTTCGAACGCTTCGGGGCGGGTGTCCTTGTCGAACTTGATGGCCATGTTGGGCGTGGCGCCGTTGTCGAAGAACTTCAGCTTGTGGCGGGTGGCGGCCTTGTCCGCCATGACCTCTTGCAGGACCGGTGTCAGCCAGGACATGCCCCGGAATCTGGCCATCGGGTCCGGCTTCGGCGAGTAGTGGCAGACCTCGTCGGGCAGCAGCGTCACCGGCTCCGACCGGCCACCCATCGGCACCGCGGCCATCGGCTCATACAGGAAGGCGACCACCCGGGCGTCGAGGTTGAACGGATTCCCGCTCGGCGCGTCGATGATCAATGATGTCCAGTCGGGGCGCATCCGCGCTATCCGCACGCCCGGCCCTGTAGCCGAGCGGCCGATGCCACCGCGCTCGTCGACCTTCGTGCAGTAGAACTGGCCGGCCAGCGAGGCGTCCGACTCCATGTGCGACAGCAGCTCGCCGGTGGTGCCGTTCGGCCAGGGCTGCTCCAGCAGGGCCAACTCCTGCGAGCCGAACAGGTCGCCCGGCCGGCCGTTGCGGAAGTTGCGCCACTGGAAGCGGGCCTGGCTGAAAACCTGCTGGCGACGGTCGATGCACGCGAACACGACACCATTCGACTTGTAGGCGCCCTGGACGTAGCCCTCGAAGTTGTTCTCGATGCGTTCCCGGTCCGGCTGCTGTGCAGCCATCCACGGCCAGGTCAACGCGTCGGCAGCCCAGAACGGCGGCTCACCCGACCAGGACTTACGTCCCGCACTGGGAAACAGCCACGACTTCACGCCGACCTCGACGCCAGCCGTGTCACGTCACGGGCCGGCTGCTGCTCCTGCGACTGCGCCTGCGCGGCGTTGACGTGGGCGATATACGACAGCCCGACCGCGACAGCGCCGCCAGCGAGCGCCGACCACCACCAGTTGCCGGTCAGTCCGCCAACCGCCGCGACGAGCGTGATGAGTCCGGCCAGGCCAAGCAGGTTGGAAAACATGCCCCGCGGCAGCGCCGGAATCTTGATCGTGACCATGGGGGCGCTCCTCAGCCGAAGGCGATTAGTGGTACGGGGGATTGCTCGGGAACTTCGTTCAGCACCCAGACGCCCATGCACAAGGTGATCGCGCCGTCGATGTGACGCTTGCTCTTGCCCTTCGACAGCGTGAATCCGCGGTCCTGCTCGCGTTTCACCGCGGCCTTCATGTGCGCGCCCAGCTCGAGGTCGCCGTCGTGGACGATGCGGCCCTCGATGATCAGGTCGAACGCCAGCCCGCACGCCGGGGCCATGCGCTGCGGCGACTGGTCGAACTGGATGGCGAGGATTCCCTGCTCTTCCAGCATCCGGCCGGGGAGCTCGAAGAACCGCGGGTCGTACACCACGCCCCGAAACGCGGCGCCGTGTGCCCGGGAGCGGATGTAGTTGAAGATGTCGAGGTGGTCGACGGGCCCGGAGTCGGGGCGCCAGATCCGGCTGGTGATCGCGTAGCGGTCGTCCGGCAGATGCTCGATACGGCTGACCGCCACCGAGTCGTGCTTCAGCGCCATGTCGACGACCACGACGAACGGGTTGCCGTCATCCGACGTCCAGGTGCCCTCACAGGCACCCCAGGCGCCCGGGTGGTCGGCCAGCCACGATTCCTCGGCGACGTCCACCCACCGGTTGGCGTAGTAGCGCAACCACTCGTGCCGCTGCACGCCCGGCTTGCCCCACTCGTTCACCCGATCCCGCACCGACCACAGCACACCGGCGGCGCCAGAGGCCGCGGTGACGGCGGCAGCGCGCTGCTCGGCATCGTCATAGTCGAGACCCTCGGGAGCCTCGTGCCAGTCGAAAAGGAACCGCGGCGCCAGCGACGGATCACGCCCGGCCTGCTTGCCGAGCTTGTACATCGCGCCCAGCAGGGAATGGTCGACGTCGAAACCGGCCGTGGACAGGTTCAGCCGGCGGCCGGAGCCGCGGCGGGTGCGGCGCTTCTTCGTCGACTTGCCGATGACCGTGTGGACGCGGGCCTTGCGGGAGCCTTCCTCGCCCCATTCGTGCAGCTCGTCGGCGATGAACAAGCTGGGCAGACCGCCCTCGTTCGTGCCGGCCACCGCAGCGACCCGGTAGATACGCCCGACGCGCCCGTCGCGGAACTTGATCTCAGTGTCGTACACCTCGAAGTAGCCGCACAGGGGCGATTCCCTGACCGCCTCGTCCCGGCCGCCGCACATCGTGGCCACCGCCGTGAACAGCAGATTCGCCTGCTCGAACGATGCGGCACCGATCGGGATGTTCGGCGACGGCACGGCGATCTCATCCGGGCCGGCGAACTCGACCAGTGCCAGCGCGGCGATGAACTGGGTCTTGCCGTCGCCGGTCGCGGCGCCCCGCAGGCCCTCGTCGTGGTGCCATTCCCCGCACCCGGGGCAGTACTCGAACCAGCGCCAGGCGAATGCCTGCTGATCGGGCCGCAGCTTGATCAGCTGCCCGTACCAGTCACCTTCGCCGCAGATGCAGTTGTCCTCGATCCAGTCGACCGCGAGGCCACCATGCGAGGGCCACAGCTCGCCCGGCTCCGGGCGCCAGCCGCAGGCCTGGCAGCCGGGGTCAGGCCTGGACTTGGATGATCCGGGGGTCGGGGCGAGGGTCGCGGTCGACACGGCCACCCCCGTACTGGCTGTTCATCTGCTGCAGGGACTTCTGCTCGGTGATCACCGCGATACCGAGGTTCGAGCGGTACAGCGGTCCGACGCCCATCTGCTTCTCGCAGCGCTCCGCCGCGTCCAGCGCCCGATAGGCGATCTTGTACAGGGGGTTCTCCACCTGTTGCCCGGTCGAGCCGAGCACCAGCGGACACTCGTCGGCCTCAGCGACGGTGCGCAGGTAGCGGTCATACTCGGTGATCCAGCGCGTCAGCACCCCGCGGTCCACCGGCGTCTGCACGGTGGACACGGTGTCCGACCAGTAGGCATCCCACAGGGCCGTCGCCTGCTCGGACAGACCCTCAGGGGCTTCGAACCGGCCACCGGCCACCGGCGTCAAACCGGCGCGGCGGCCGTTACGCGGGTCGACGGTGGTGCCCGCCGGCTTCTTCGTCCGAGGCATCGTCACCGCCTGTAATGACACGCAGAGTAGCGGACTTCAGGGCAATAACGCTGGGTAACCCAAAAACGGGCGGCCTTGGTACCAGGGATCTTGATGAGG